AACCCCTTTGTGGGATGAGGTAGACAAAATTGAAGACAATCTTACAGGCGCACAACGTCAGTACTTGATGCAGAATCAAGAGTACGTTGACAGCTTGCAATATGTGTCTAAGTTAGTGCAAGACGAGGAATTGCGCATCATACGTCCTCGTATTGAAAGCACTCAGCAAGGACAGGAAGCATTGAAGAAACATCTATCTTTGATGCAAAGACTGAGAAAAGAAGTAGCGCAAGCAGAGGAACAAAAATCAGCTATGCTTAACGATTATATGACAAACCATAGTGATAAGACTTGGCAGGAATATCTCGCTATGGTTCAAGGAGCGAAGAAGGGAGGGAACAAGAAATGAACTTACAAAAACTGAAAGAACGTCTTGCGCCGTCAATAGAAACCTGGGTAGACGCAAGAATTGACGACATGATAAAAGGCAATCCGTCGCTTGCCATACCTTCTGTGTATATGAAGCGAGCAGCGCACAATATCGTTTGTCGTAACAAGGAAAAATGGGAAGAGAAAATTGACAATCTATCCCTGTTTGTCGCTGATGAAAATGGAGTTGTTGATGCGGAATCTGTTTTCGAAGACGCGATGCAAATACTGAAAGCGATGGAGAAAAAGCCTTTTGATATCGGGCTTCTTCATGGCACAATAGGCGAAGGATGTATCTCTATTGATATGCCTGACGGTATTATCTCTGCCTTGTTGTTTGGCAGCAACAAGAGTATAGCCATTACCACAGATGATATTGCCGAATTAAAGAATATATTAATCACGTAAGATAAATTTAGCGGTATGAAAACAATACAGACAAATACGCTTGCCGAAAAGCTGTTTTGGTTTTACAGAATCGGCATAAGAGTGATACCTATACTCCTTATGGTTTTACACTGGCTGGGTGTGCATTGGTTTCACCATAACGCCGCATCAATGGGCTTGGATCTGAACGAGAACGCCGTTTTGGTGGTGTCGTTATACGCATTGGCGTATGTCGTACTGCCTGCCGTTCTGCTGCCGGCAAGCTTTCTTTTCAAGTTCGGCTGGGTGTGGCGAATACCGTTCCTGTATCTTGCAGGAGTTATTCTGATAAGGTTAGGGCACGGCACGCTGTGTATTTCAGAAACGACACGGATAGCGGACTATACGCTGATTGTTCTGACGTTGCTGCTGTACGGTCGGGCGTTTACGTTGCAGGATAGATAACAAAAAAACGCGCACGGACAACAAGATGTTACTCCTGCTGTCCGTGCGCGGTTGACATCGGTCTACTCTCCGAAGTTTTCCGGTCTGTACTCCGGGTTAAGCTGCAACGCATACTCTCCTGCGCGGTCGTAGATGCCCTCGTTAGAGAGTTTCGTTATGATGTTCTTCGCTGCCTGAACGCTGTCCGCATCGTCGTTGATGTCAATGTCCGGCATCCTCGGCAGTCGAGTTGATTACGGACTGCATGGCGTTGTTCCAGTTGTGTTGCAAATCCAGAGCGTTGCCTTCGTTGAACGCCGGGCGCAAGTCTATTCCTATCCTCTTCTGGATATTGTCAAACAGGTTTCTGAACAGGCTTACCGCAACATCTATCAGCACCATTGCCGCCTCCATACGGGCGATGATTTTGCTCTTCGGCACATGGTTCTTCAGGAAATAGTTGTCGATGCAGTAATAGAGCGTTTTGACGAGCGGTTTGAGTTCCGCCTCCGACGCGTCAGACAGGTCAAGCCAAAGCTGATAGCGGTCTGCGAGAACAAAGCGCATCTTCGCATCCCAGGCGTTGTATGCGGCAAGAGCCTTGTTGATGCTTTGCTTTGTCTTTTGACGATACAGCTTCTTGTCCTCTTTAATTGCGCCCAAAGCGTCTATCATAGCTGTCTGGGCAATATTGTACGCCGACCCCATTGTGATGTAATACAGCGAACAATAGCGGTCAATGCTCTTTAACAATTTCTCTTTCTGCTTTACGCTTGGCGCAATGACATACGGTCGTCTTGGGGGGCGGCTTATTAACTGGCTTGCATTCATGATTATATTGCGTTTGTGATTTGTAAATCGTGCGTCTCGCCTATCACGCCGACAACCGGTATTCCGCAAGCGTCAGCCACACGGCGTTCCATTTCACAGCCTTTCGAGCACCGCCATCGGTTCGGCACGATGATGCCGTCGCAGCCGAGGAGCAGGCGTAAGTCCTCTTTCATGTGCTCCGTGTGCGGCGCAGAGTCGGACAAAGGTTTGCCCCGTTTCTTTGTACCACTTGCACGAATAGCAAGCAGCGATATTGCAAGGTGATTTGTTGCAATACTTTTCCTCATGTCTTACGCAACCTCTTTCCGTAAGGAACAGCTTTCCGCAGTACGAGCAGCGGTATGCGTCTACTCTAATCATGCTCCACCTCCTTCTTAATGGCTTCGAGCTGCTGTATGATGTTGCCTATCGTCTTGCAGCTGTAATCAACGGCAATTTCTTTCAGTACGGCAATCTGTGCCGTCAGCCTGATATAATCTGCCTGTTTCATTGTTCTTTGTTTTCGTAAATACGCCAAGCATTCTTTACCAATGGCGCTTGTACCTTTGGAATATTCGCCATCAAGGGATGCGTCATTGAAAAGTGCGTTATCGAATTTGCTTAGATATTCCTTGCGTTTCAAATCAGCATCAATCATAATTTTAAGCCTGGCGACAATCAGTTCACTACTTGTCACCTTACCAAGAAACCATAATAGATTAGTTAATGCCAATTTATTAGGCTCGTATTCGTCAACTTCAGATAATTCTGTCAACCTCTTTTGAACGTATCTCGCAAGTACCTCTTTGTATTTCATGCCAAAACCTCCTCGTCGTTAATATATCTAATCCTCCTTAATGCCGAAGGGTGTGCCGTCGGCGAATTGGATGTCATCGAATGCGGACTCGAAGCTTTCGCCTTCGTAGCCGCAGAAGTCGCAGCCTTCGTCGTTGAGAGACTTGAAAGACATGTAATCCTTTCTGTTCTTGCTGCTCATTATGCCGAACGGCTGGTGCTTCTGCATTTCCCGCCAGCACTCGTCTGTGTTATGGAAGGGGCGGTAGGAAGGTCCGGGTTTGATGCGGAATTGCTTATAAGGTGCCCATGAAGGAGCGTCGGTATCAAACCATTTCCCTATAGAGGTGTCATAAACTTGTATTTGTATGCAGTCTACGTATGCCTGCATGACGGCGACGCGCTGTTTGGTTTCTTCTCTTGTCATAATCTTATTTTTTCTTTTTGTTGGACTTACTGAAGACTTTAAATTTGGCTTTGCTTATCTTCCTTTTCCATGCCCGACGTTCGGCACGGGGCATTCCGTCCTGCTTAATGGAGAATACTTCCTCCATTTTAGAGATGTTTTGACGCTCATATTCTTCGAGGACAGGAATAAGATGCGATGGAATTTGTTCTTTCATATTATTTGCTTACATATTTATAGGTATCTATTTCTGTTTTGTAATTCATATTACAACTCTCGTCTTTTGTCTAAATTAGAGGATGATAATTAGTAATTTGTAATATGCTCTGCGTACATTATTTTTCGCATAAGGCGGTCTATTTCTTTATCTGATGCTATATGGTCTATTGGGTAGCGCATAAAGTTTCCCCAATCACTTTGCTTTCGCAATTCGCCATTGGAATCCAGACCAATCAAACATCCATATCCGTCACCATTTTTATAGCCATCATGGATAAATATATTTCCATCACTTGTTACAAGAAATTCTCCTCTTTTAAATTCACTTCTTTTTAACATATTTCTCTTCTTTTTTACTCTCCCCACTGTCACTGGGGAGAAATTGTTATTACTCAGTTACCAACTCCCAGTCCTCTGCAAATACATCACTCGAAGACGGAACCCAAGAGTCGGCACGTCCGTCTGGGTGCACTATAAGCATCTGATTGGTGTAAGCGATGTGTGGCTCAGCACGTGCCATAATGATGTCCTTGGCAGACTGGGGAAGTGACTGCATATTAGGAATAATGTCGGCTGTAATATGGGCTGGCACTTGCTTGACAACAAATAAACCTTTGCCATTCCAACCAGCTCTGCGGACAGCCATACCTGCTTTAAGATAAAGTACTGCCGTGCCGAATGTAAAATTGGACAGCTTAGCTTTCATCTTATTTGCCTTTATAAATCTGTCTGCCAAGACAAAGTAATATTGCCCCATCACCCCTCTTTGCACAGTCAACAAAGCACGAGAAAGTGCGTCTAAAGCACTGAACTCATCCGAAGAAAGAAAGTTATCGCATTTATACATGCGTTTTTCAAGGTCTTCGAGTTCAAGAAGCATTCTGTTGACGAACGTTTCAGACGGCTTGTAAGCCTTCTCGAATACATCTGCCGGACTCCAAGACTGGTAGCCGTCTTCATACTCAACAAGGTAGCCAGCCTTGTCTGTTTCACACTCTGACGGTCTTACGCCGTTCTTCAAGAGCTTGCGCTCGTAGGCTTCACCCATTGTCATAGGCATAGCCTTCACTGTTTTTGTACCAGTGTACTGTTTCATTTGTTCGTTCATAATATTTATTTTGTTGGTTTTAGTGGATACTTCTCACTTCCGACAACACGGTACGAAATAACCTCGGGTCTGTTTTCTAAATCCTTTATCGCATCTTTAATCGTATCAAAGCGGCATGAACAAACGTGTTTTGAATTTGTATTGACAAAACAAAACTTTTCAGTCGCCCTGTCCTTACAAAGAAGGACGGTACAATCGCGTTTAGGTGGACGGCGTTTGCAGTCTATTATCATGTACTTTGTTCTATCCATATCGCTCTATTTTACAAGTTCAAAATCGTAAACGAATACCCAAGGGTTGCTCTCCCATGTGCCCTCGCCTGAGATGCGGTCGATGAGAACAGAATAGGCTTCACGCGGGTCGGGATAAGGGTCGTAGAATTCCATTCCACGTTTTATAATGTCATAACAATACCATCTTCCGGTTCGTGTCCAAATTCCTTCTTCCAGACAGTCCTCGTCGCTGATATCTTGCAGACGTTCGACGCGGATGCGGGTGATGCGGATGTGATGGGGCATAAGGTCAGCACGGACGAACATCTTGTTGGTGCATCCTTTCTCGTATTTGATGCATTCCAAGGGCATTCCGTGAATGCCACAAAGGCGGTAGAATTCATCGTCCTTTACCAGATCATCGTATTTTTGGGCGATGGCTATGGTTTCGCCTATTTTATAGTGGGCGGTTTTAAACCTGTTGTTGCAAAGCGTAAGCAGAGCCTGTCCGTTGTCGAGTTTTTTGAGTCGGAAATCTTCATTATCAAACACAACAAACCCATTTTGCGTATAAGCGATTCTTCTTGTCTGCGTCTTTCTGCCTTCGAGGACGGCTTGGGTGAGGCCGTAGCGGTCGTTGAACATGATTTTCTTCATATTTCTTTATATCTCTTATCTTGTTTCATTTTCGGTTTTATCTAATACTGCCAAAATATCATCACTAACTATTTCGTCTGCATAACGCATAGGAATGTAATCATTTTTATAGCCCCTCACGGCACAATTATTAACAGTAAGTCTATAATTAATTCTAAAAATTAACTCATGCACATCATCGTCTGATTTACATTTTCGTAACCCATCTTCTATATCTCCTCTAAGGAGGCACGGAACATCGTGGTTTTTTATGTAATTTAAAACTATTTCTTTGTAGCTCATATCAATTCATTATGTCACTTTCAAACATCTCTCTTAAAAATCTCCAGATATACCTTACACGCTATCCGCCACCAATCAAATCCGTATCTCTATATTCTTCAATTTGATACATCTGACGCTGCCGCTCATTGTTCCCACATTACCCTTAACGGTCTGACAATGTACGCTGCCGCTCATTGTTTCGACATTTGTTACGTCACCTTGGACATGGACGATTCCGGTTGTGGTATTTATCGACTTGACGGAGCCTGTAATTTCGATTTTGAGCGGAATGTTGCTGTATTCTTCGACAGGTTTGCCATTGATGAATACCATATTGTTTTTTACCTTGAGTTCTTTGGCTGCATGTATAACGTTGCCGTTGATTATCACTTCTCCGTCTATGTCAGTTCCGAAGAACTGCTGACAGTTGTTGTCGAATATTTCCATATCTTTATTTTATTGGTTTTAACGGTTTGGGAGGCTCAGTAAATTTGCAAACAATGCGTAGAGCACGAAGCAGACGTTGATTCTCTAACTGTGCAATCAAGCTGAGAATAAGATATGTATTATACCCATTCCAATAATTAGCTTTATTACTGCGGTACATCTTGATAATTTTCCTTGCCTGTCGAAGTTTCATAGTTATATCTTTAAGTTTGCGTCCTCGCCGAGTGTCCAGAGGATGTGTTGGAGCTGGTGGACGTACTTGACAATCTTTACCTTAACATAAAAGGTGTGCAAGCTGCCCAAACCAACTTGGTAGCATTTTTCATCCTCCAGAGGCTTTAATGCTAATCTGTTTTTCATATAGACGACGGTGCCTTCACGCATTTCAAACCCGTTCTTTTCGAGGATTTCAGGGGTAATGGGGATTCCTTCGATGTGGTCTCTGATGGTGTACAGGTCTTGTCTACAGTCAGATTCACTGGGGCTGCGGAGACCAATGTAAATTTCGGAGATGTCTATTACCACGAAGGTGTCGCCTTGCTTGTATTCGGGAAGGTCTACGGTGATCTGCACGAGGTCGCCGAGGCGTAGGCTTTTTTGATGAATCATGTGATGGGATTTTTAGATATTTTGTTGCTTCATTGCTATACGTTTATGATGTTGTCGTACAAGTCGAGGTGGGTCCAACAATGTTCGTGTTCTGCTGGAACGTAGCGGTTGTCGGGGAAAGGGAGGCGCTTGGCGAACTTTACCGTCGGAATGTAGGCATTGTAGGGTTGCAGTGATCTGTCTTTGCCTGAAGTGAGAAAGAGTGGGCGGTATTGATTCTGGAAGCGGTAACAGAGGGCTGAGTGTGCCTTTTTGTCTGCTTCGGGAATGAATCGTACGAGGTAACGATTGCCACGGTGGAGTGCCGCGAGGGCGTGCAGGAAGTCTTCGTGTCCGACGTGCGTACGGCGTACACCATTGAGTTCGTAGAAAAAGCAATCGAAGAGGTCGCGGCGCATGAAATACCAGAGGTAGTCGAGGTCGTCGTCAGACATCTGGGGAATGCTCTTATATACGATGTCTCGCCAGACATGCTGACGAAGGTGGCTGCCACGCGCGAACCCTTCCACTGCATAGAGGAAGTCGTGATGGTCGAGAGAGAGGGATATCATATTTATTACTTATTACTTATTATTTTGTATTTGTTGTTTGCCGGGGGCGTCGGTTGTGTTATAGAGGTGTTCGTTGCCTTCGTAGTGGATGCACTGTGCGTAACAGTTGTCAACGCATTGGTATTTGTGGCTATATTCATCTCTGAAATTAACGAAAATGTTTGGAATCCAAACTTGGTCGTCTTTGTCACGAACGAGCACACGGTCGAATGGCTTGAAGGGATGTTTGGGTTTAGAAATGTTGAATTTGAGGGTTTCGGAGTTGAAACTTCCTCCGTAGTGGGCTTCGGCGGCGGCGAAGAACTGCGAACGCTCATTGTCGGTGGCTTTACGGAAGTCGAGAGTGTGGAACAGTCCGTAGAGCTTGACGCCCCAGATATCCTCCTTATTGTCGTACTCGACTGTTGTACGGAATTTAGTGTAATCCTCAGAATCCCATCCTTCGAAGACTGCCGTGACGCCTAATCCGACGCAGACGACCACGTCGCCGCGTCGGAAGAACTTGGTCCAGTCCTGCATTTCGAGGGAGGGGAGGAGGACGCATTCTCCGTTGGGAAAGACAACGTCGAAACGGCCCGTGGGGGTCAAAGAGAAGAGCTTGCGGTCTCTCGGATCTGTGTTTTGGCAAACCGGTTTTAAGATGATTGGATGGTTAATACCAGGGGCTTTATCTATTGCCTGAAGCTCAACCTTGCCGGCTATTCTCGAATAAAGAGGCGTTCCTGCCGGGCAGTCACGCAGGATGTCTGCGATGTTGATGTCAGAATTGTTCATTGTTGTTCGTTTTTTTAGAATTGTTGACGGAATCTCTTCCTATGATAAACGCCACGGCTGCTACGATGATGTAGGAGATGGCTTCGGTGATTGCTATCATGTGTGTAGGTGATATTTAGGGTTGACGTGTGTGTTTGTTGCCGCTGCACCACAGTTCGATTTCGATGCGGGCGCCTGCCCATATCGCTTCGCGTGGTGTGGCGTCGGGGTGTTGGCTGAGCCAAAGTTCGATGCGCTGACTGAGATTCATACTGCCTTACGATTAAGAGACGTGACGCTCGGTGTCCAGCTTATACCGAGGCGATGTGTGAGTCCGCTTTGATAAGCCTGCAAGGCAATCTGACCCTGTAGGGACTTTGGGTTTTGTTCGAAAGCCTCTATAGCATCGAGGATGCGGTTGCGCTGTGCTTCCTTGCGTGCCGCTTCGTTTTCTGCTGCTTGCTTCTTGCGAGCTTCCGCCTGCTGCTGAATCTGCTCGTCAGTGAGTTCGGGAGCTGGTGCGGGGGACTCTTCCTTCTGAACGGCAGCTGCATAAGCCTTGAAGCTGCCGTCGAGGACACGTGAAAAATTCTCGGGGCGGAGAATCCAATCGAAATCGGCTACCCAGTGACGTTTTCCTGCTCCGTTGAGGTAAGGAGAGGCGAACGCCTGCTCGAAGGCGTCGCGGATTTTGCGGGTGTCGCCGTCGTACTCGAGAAGACGGGCTTCGATGAGGGCTATACGCGTGCGATTGAGACGATGAATCTGCGGCATGCGGGAGCCTGTCTCGCGGATGCGACGATTCCAGTAAGTGATGAGGCCTTCGGCATTAAAGGTGGGGCGTTGTTCTTTCTTCGCGGTCTTTCCTTTTCCCTTGGAGGTCTTTCCTTTCATCGCCCAACGCTTCTGCGCATTCTCGCGATTCTTTCGACATCGCGCCTCACGGGCGGCACGCTGCGCGTCGATGTCCTCCTTGATGAAGGCGAAGGCTACGCGTACCACCTGAGGGGCGTCGTCGCTAATGAGAGTGGCGTCCTTGGCATAAAGAAAGACGGCACGCATAAGGATGCCGAGCTGAATGTCGGAGAGCTGGCTGACCGCCTCGTAATGGGCGATGTTGAGTGAAAATCTATTGTCTGACATAGGGGAAAGGATTTTGAAAGTTATACGGAACGGGTAAGAAAGAAATTTCGGGGTGAGAGAAAACCAAGGGGCGGCTAAGACCCCTTGGAAGCGTGAACTATACAAACATCAAAGCTTCTGAGGAAGCTGTTATTAATCAAATCAAAAGGGCAGTCCGTCGGAGCCTCCTGCCGGTGCAGCGGGTGCTGCTGAGGGTGGCGGGGGTGTGGGGATGCCGAGAGCCGACCCTGGTGCGCCTACGGGAGGAAGAACGGACGGCTGCGGCGTAACGACGGGCTGCGGTTCGCCGTGGAACACGCTCCAAGCACGGACGGCATTGAACCAGCGTCCTTGGTATTCGTGTGCGTCGATGTCGAAGGAGACGGTAAGCGACTCTCCGACCTGTATGTTGAACTTTGCGATATTGTCCTGTCCGAAGACATCGAAGGCCATCCGCTTGGGGTACTGGTCCTGCGTTTCGAGGACATAAGTGGCGCTCTGCCACGGCTTGCCGCTCTTTGCGACGCCAGACCGGATGGGCAGTGCGCAGATGATTTTTCCGAAGATTTCCATTATTAAGACTTGGGGTTAGACATTGAAAGTTTTGGCTATGTAATCGTTGGCGAGACGGACGCGCTCTTCGAGGAGGCGGATGTCGTCGTCGTTACGTTCTATATGGACGATATGGATGGGGGAGGAGAGCCATGCGCAGTAAGATACGAAATCGGCTGACGTGCAGCCTGTGCAGGACATCTCTGCCATCACTTGCCAGTAATACTCGGGCTTGACAGCCTTCAACGAGGCTGCATCGTGTATCTCTGCGGCATATCGTGTGTGGACGGCGAGAGAGGGGCACTTGATTTCGAGGCACTTCTGCTCCTCTCCGCGGACTATTCCGTCGGGAGAGGCAGCAAAGTGCGGGATGATATCGTGTGCGCATGAGGAGACCTCGAAGACCTCCACATCGTCGTTAAGAGAGGAGTAGAGCTGGCGGGCGGACTCCTCTTGCTGGACACCCCATTCCATAGCCCGCGTAGAGACGGCGACCTGGTCAAGATAAGACTGGAAGATGTCGTCGTCAGAAAGGAACTGGGGATTGAACAGCCTTTCGGCAGCTATCTGATAGATGTACGTCTTGGCTGTTTCGGACCAAGGCTCGTCTTTCTTGCGAGGATTGGTCATGAGCTTGTGGACCTCGGACCCTGTGACAGAACCGAAGCGTGCGCGGAACCATGAAATTTCGCGCTGATTGGACTCGGTGTTAATCATTTCTTGTCCTCCTTCTTGGCGGCGGCATTCTTGGCTGCTTCAGCTGCCGCGGCAGCGATGGTGTTCTTGGTTTCCTCCTTACGATATGGCTTCATGAGGTCATCTACGGTTGTGTCGCCGTCGGTGAGTGACTGCGTGATGCCGAGGAGGAGGGCTATTTCGTTGGCCTTAATCTGATTGACGGTCTGCTTGCCGCAGAGCATAACAACCTCCTGTTCTGAGATACCGAACTCGTCCTTGAAGAAGTCGATACATTTCTTGCGGCGTGCTATAATCTTGTCTTCGTCGGAAAGGTCGCCGGTGATGGTGCGCTGAGCTGCCTGATAGACCTTATCGGTAATTGCCTTGGGGATAACGGAGAATACGGCGTTGCGGTAGGCGATGGCGTTTGCGGCATTACCTGTAACGGTAATCATATCGTCAGAGAAACGTTGTCCGCTACGCCCGACGATAGAACGGCGTACCTCGAAAGCTGTAGCCACGTTGTTTTCAAGGTCCCAGCATGTACCACGGCTGATAACCTGCTTGTCGGTAATCTGCACCACTTTCGCCTCTGCTCGTATGTTTCCGTAATTGGAGACGATGAGCTTGGCAAGATGTACTGAAGGGCCGGTGATGGGTTTGCCTCCGCGTGGGAGGGCGTAGCCGCAAGACTGGGCGGTAGGCACGTCAAGAGTTGCCATAGCGATGGAGTTGTTGATGGCTCGGCGAAGGTCGCGCGGGTATTGCTTGGCTGTGGCAATCTGCGAATCTACGTTTGCACGCTCGATGGTGTCGAGCTGTATGATGTTCTGGTCATGCTGGACCTGTGTCACTTCGTAAGCGTCAAGTGACTGTAAGCTGTTTTCCATATATTAAAATGTTTTGTATTTACAGAATTTGAATCCGTTGGCGTTTTCGTGCCTTTCGCAGAAACCTTCCGCGTAGTCGGCTGCTACGGCTCGACGCTGCTTTTCTCTTGCCACTTCGTACGGCAATTCCATGATGTCATGGAATCTGATTTGCAGCATTTCGACTGAAATTTTCTTTCTCATTCTGAGGGGTGTTATTCGTTATGGTCTTCTACGCCGAGTACGACGTCGATGACTTGTGTTTCGGAAATGGACACGATGCGATAGTCGATCATGGAGGAAGAGAGCACCTTGTCGATGTTCTGGCGTGCCGTGTTGATGTCGTTGCACTGGACGAGATAATATATCGTCTGACGTCTTTCTCTCGCGGTCTTCTCGTCGTAGGTGATGAAGACGACCTTCGCCTTGCAGAAGATTTCGCCCTTGTCGCAGTCTTCATCGACGAGGAAGACCTCTCGGTACGGGGCGATGGCAATCTTTGTGACCTCGGGTTCTTGTTCTGAGGGGAAGAGGCAGACTTGGTCGGCGATGCGTTCCTCGGCTTCGGCAAAGGACTTTGCATCGAAGACGTATGTGTGGGACTTCCTGACAATAAGACCATCCTCATTCTGAGGGAAGGTGAGGGCTGTGGCTTCGAACCACTTGGGTGATGTTTTTGTTTGCATAGATGAAATGTTTTTTGTACTGAAATTATGACTGTTTTGCTACTGATAGCGCCACTCCCAGAACGGGCATTTGACGGGTATGACCTTCCGTTGGGTCTCCGTGCGGGGACAATCGGGAAAGTCGCGCCAGAGGCAGTCGTCGCATTCGGAGTATAGCGTGCGTCTGAATTTGTGCATGATGAAATAAATAATTAATGCGGGACGGGAAGGAATCGAACCTTCGCTAAAGCGGCATCCACGCCGCCGTCCCTCCAGGAATCACTTCCATTTTGCAATAAAAACTAATAATAACAACGTCCGGGACTTGCACCCGGATGAGACTCCTTGGGTCTCATTTTTAATGATTAATAAAAAATGTATAGATGAAAGTTACTTAAATAGCCAAGATAAACTTGATGCCGTACCGTCTGGAGAAATACTCTTCGTTGGGTGTGCGGCGTGTCTGTTCGTCGTAATGGAGTGTAAGACAGTCGGTTTCGCTTCGGAAATAGTTGTGCAGAGTGACGAGGCGCCGTATGCTGTTGCTTGTCTTTTTCGGCAATATTGATATCCGGAGCTTGGTCTGCTGACGCATCCCCGACATTATGCGGAACCTCTCCATACGCATTGTCTTTCTGCGCTTGGCGGAGCGCTTGCTGATGATTTCGGGTGTATTGAGGTGTTCCGTCTTCATGTTCTTGTATCTCTCCTTTCTCCTTTCTATTGTCTCGGGGGTGTGCTTGAGTTTCAGTTGTCTGGCCCATTGCCGTATGGTGGACTGTGGGACGCCGAACTTCTCCTCGAGTTCACGCGGGAGCATGTCGGGATAGTTCTGGATGATGACAGGCTTCAGACGGCTGCTTCGGCACAGAGGCGCTTCCACCGTGACTATCCCGCTGAGAATGCGCGATACCGACCCCGATGATATGTGGACTTTTTCGGCGATTTGCCGGTGTAAGAGTGTCCCTCTCAGACTGAGCACTTCGTCAATCTGCTGCTGCGTGATACGATGTCTTGTCATAGAGCACGTATGTAGTTGGGGTTCTTGACGAGTCGGGCGTAAGCTTCGATTCCGAAGCGCTGCCACATTCCGTTGGAGAAATGTACGATGTAATCTCCTGCATTGGCCCGAAGGGAGCCGTTGGTGAGGTCCTTGGAGAGGGCTACGACGAGTCCGTCGCCGTGGTCAGCCACAGCTACTACACAGGGCAGGGCGAGAAGCCTGTCCGTGTTGGCTTTGACGACGTGTATGGAATCAATGACTTTTACCATTGTGTATATCGTTTTAGTGGGTTCGTAAATAAAAATCGGGTGCGACTCGCGCCGGACCCGACTAAGAAAGCTCTTTTGAAAACAAAAATGCGTGTGGTGCGCCCTCGCTTGGGCAGCAAGTTGAATTAAAAATTTTTATGGAAAAATTCTTCTAACAATTAATATCAATTTTATATTTATAACATTATGACGAGAAGGAGAGGCGGGACTCAAACCCGCATTCTTTGGCTATTGTACTGTCAGTTGTACGACTCTCCCTATCCAACATATTATTTAAAAAAACGACAAAGAATTGCTGTTTTATACCGATTATGTATGGATTTTGTGTGCTGTTTTATAGATCTCAGCAATCTTGCCAGTGTCACGGGACGTCTGGCAGCCCGCTGCATTTCGTTTCTCTCCGCCTGCGCCAGCATGGAGTGTGGCGTGGTTCGTTTGACGGTACTCGGAAGATGCGTTAGTGGGTCTTTCGTGGCGTGCGTTCCTTCATGGGTCGCGGCGTCCAAAACGCTGCCATTACTACTTTTACACGCTCACTGTATGTAACCAATAAGTCAAAGAACAACAAGAAAATGGTCGGCAGACGAGGAATCGAACCTCGCGGACTGGCTGTCAAGGGAATGAGATGGAAAGTGAATGTATTCAGCCTAATCCGCCGCCTGCTCTGCCGTAAACTGGCGATTCTCACGAAGGGCCAGAATTAATTTAAATTAATCATGTCTTAAAATTTTTCACCTTGTTTCGCTAAACAAAGATTTGAAGAACGATAAATATCAACTTCTCAAGTTTCTAAAAACTACTACTAACCTAACAATCTCAAAATGAAAAAAAATTATATGAGTATGATCTGTGTTTCTAATACACTCGGTTTGCTGCGATGAGCCGGTCGATGTCGCGTTTGCGATAGAACACTGTCTTTCCGACTTTGGAGTAGGGGAGCTGTCCGTTGGCTCTGAGGCTCTTGAAGAACTCCATCCCTACGCCGAGGTATGCCTGCGCCTCCTTGTTGGATAGCCATATCTTTTCGATGGCTGTGACTGTCGCCTGTTTCATAATCTTTCTTGTTTTGTTTGGTTTATGTTGTGGCGGCAGTACCGCCGATTACCATCGCTTGACGTACCCGAGTTCGTGTGCTCGTTTGCGTATGAGGTTCTGAATGTCCGTGTCGGCGTCCCAAAGTAGGGCGCGTCGGACTGTCGCTACTCCGACTCCGCAGTCTTCTGCCAGCTTGACTTGGCATCCTCGTCGAAGTTTTATGGGTTTTCGCTTTGCCATTTGGATTTATTTCGTTATATTTGCATATTAAACATATAATGAGCGTTTAGCGAGCTGTTGGGTTTGTTTCGCTTGCGCTCTGTCAACGATTGCAAAGGTACAAAAAGTCAATGAAATGTCAATACTAAATCAAGTTTAAAGTTGATTTATTGACATTCTTTTGCATTTATAGTTGACTTAATATTGATTTATAAACACTCGTTAACATATACAACTATGGATGGAAAGATTACTACAGTTGACTACGCTGTATCAGAAAGAATGAGGCTATTTATGTCGCACTCTGGTTACACCCAAGCTGCTATTGCCGAAGCGTGCAATGTTGACGTATCAACATTGAGCCGATGTATGAACAATAAAAAGCCGTGGTCAAGCAAAATGCTACAAAAGATAGGTTCGGCTTTCAATGTTGCCTTCCTTTGGCTGCGTGATGGTGTAGGCAAAATGATAGCCGAGGAGAAAGCCATCGGCAAGGCGCAGTTTGCTGCCTTCAGCCAGATGCTCGACGCGAATACAAGCCCTGTGTCGCAGAATATCATCAGCGGCGATAACTATCAAGGCACGCAGACGATAAACGACACAGAGGGCGAAATAGTGGCATTGAGGCAGAAAGTGGAACTGTTGAAGCGTCTGCTTGACGAGAAGGACAAATTGCTTGAGGAGAAAGACAAGCTGATAAAAGAAAAAGACAAGCAGAACTCCGACAAGAACGAGCGGCTGACTGAAAAGGACAAGATGATTGCCGAACAGAGCAATGTTATTGCCGAGCAGCGGAAGCAGCTTCAGACGTTGATGGAGTTATTCGGCAGGAACAAGGATTAAGACCGGGTTTGTGGGACTTTTGCGTTAGCGAGTCCCACAATAAGTCCCACAAACGCATCCTAACGACCCTCAAAACCTCCTAATAACGCTATATTAGACGTTAGAGGACACAAAAAAAGGAGGCTCTTAACGAACCTCCTTGACTTATTAAGTTATTGATTTTCAGTGCTTTATTGTTGTGAGCGGTAAACGGGGTTCGAACCCGCGACCCCCAGCTTGGGAAGCTTTTTTGTAGTACTGTAAAACGCTGAAAATGAATGGTTCATAGGTTTGAGGAGTGTCGGGTCCCACGGAGCGGTCCCATTTTTTTTGGTGTGGGTTGGTGGGGTTGTTGTTGCTTTGTCGGGTTTTTATGAGTAAATTTGCAGATACTGGAACAAAAAACACTAAAGTCTATGAAATATTATATTGCAGCTAAGGAGGGTAAGAGGGGGAAGGATGGTCGGATTGCGGTGAAGATGCTGTTCCGCGGCGACGGCAAGGAGTTTGTGGTGGCTACGGGCATCTATGTGACGGAGGCGTTCTCGGGGCTTTCGATGTCGCCTAAGGAGGTGAACTATAGGGCGAAGCTCAGGAGGCTGATGAACATCGCTGACGAGGTGGAGGCGTATCTGCTGGACAATGCGGGCGCTGACTTCGCCAAGATGAAGAGGGAGCTGACGGCTATGGTCTCGGGTGAGGCGCAGGAGGAGAAGGTGACTTGCCTTGCGGACTATATCGAGAGGTTCGCCGATACGAAGGGGCGCAAGGGGACGGCGGAGCTTTACCGGCTGACGGCGCGGAAGGTGCGCGAGTATGACGGCGGGGCGGTATTCGGAAATGTGGACAAGGCGTGGCTGGACGGCTTCGACGGCTTCATGGGGGAGGCGAGCGTGAACTATAAGGGGATCATGCTGCGCAACATCCGTACGGTGTTTAACTGGGCGATAGACAACGAGTTGACGTCGAACTATCCGTTCAGGCGGTATAGGATAAAGTCGGAGAAGGTGGCTATCAACAATATCAGCGTGGAACAGCTGAGGGAGATCAGGGACTGCGAGGTGGAGGAGTGGCAGAGGATATACCGTGACTTGTTTATGCTGACGTTCTATCTCTGCGGCATTAACCCTGTGGACCTGCTGCATCTGAAGGCTTCGGACGTGAGAAACGGCAGGATTCGCTATACAAGGGCGAAAACGGGGCGTCTTTACGACATTCCGATACCGAAGCCTGCCGAGGAGATTATAAGCCGCTACAGGGGCAAGGAATGGCTTCTGTGCCCTCTTGACGGGTATTCGAACTATAAGGACTTCTGCCATCACTGGAACGACGCCCTGAAGAAGATAGGGCGTAAGGAGGTGGTGCCGGACAAGGTGGGAAGGCTGCGAAAGGTGGTCTGGCATCCGATTGTGGAGGGGATGACGGTGTATACCGCCCGCTACACGTTCGCCTCGATAGGTGCGGAGCTTGAGATTCCGCGTGAGACGATTGCGCTGTGCCTTGGGCATTCGTGGGCTGATGTGACGAGCCACTACATCGCCTATGACACTAAGCGCATAGATGATGCGGTGGCTCGGATTGTGGCTTACGTGGAGGGGAGCTGAGGGTTGTCAAGCTCGATGCTGACGTAGATTTGGCAGAAATCGTAGGCGAACTGCTTGAGTGGCTTGCCTGCGGCTTCTGCCTTTCTTGTTTCAAAATCAAGGATTTCGAGGTCGGGTGGCGGGAGCTGCGGCTGAGGGGTCAGCTGTAAGGCTTCGTCGTCGAAACTGAGTCCGATGCTGACGAACTCATGAAGGAGGTCGTCGTAGGATGTGATGTCGCCGGCTGCTGCTGCATAGAGTGCTCCCCATGCGAGCTTGTCATACTTGCTGCGCAGTGCTGCCATCTGCTTGGCTTCCTGCGGAAGCTGGCTGTGCAGCTCCCCAGCTCTGGCCTTGAGGTCCTGTAGGTGTTCTTCGTTGTCCATATCTGTTTTGCTGTTTAAAAAAAATAAAAAAATGACACACACGCTTCACAGCTCTCGCGTGCGAGAGTGTGAGTATATAGATGTTATGTATAGCTATTAGGATATATGAATGTATATGAATATATACTAATAGATATATATAATATCTATATATATATAGTGCAATCGCATGCAATCGCATAGGTATAATCGGACGTACTGATAATCAACGAGTTACGACGATGAGAATACGTCGGAAAATACGTCTGATTATGCGATTTATGCGATCGCATTTTTCGCATGTTTTCGGAGGTGTTTTTACTGGTCTTCGGGATAGTCTTTTCCGACCGCATGGAGGGCGTTCATTTCGCGTTCGGCGCGTTCTGCTCCGGGTATCTGGAAGGCTGCGAATGTCTCGGGTGAGAGTCCGATTTCTCCGACGATGTAACGCTGCGTCATGGAGATGTTGGGGACGTTGCCTGACATGTGTCCCATGCAGAGGGCTATCTGTTCGATGGGGATGCCTTTGAGCGCGAGGTTGGTGGCGAAGGAGCGGCGACCGGTGTGTGAGGAGACGAACTCCCACTTGTGTCCTCTCTGCGTGCGTCCTGCGCGGAAGACCTTGGTGATGGTGTCTATTCCGCATGCCCGGCAGATGTCGCGTATGTTGTCGTTGTAGCACCTTACGGAGATTTCTCTCGGCTCGGTGGGGGAGGTCCGTTGCAGATAGATGCGCAGCCACGGATGGATGGGAACCTTGACGACGGTCTTGGTCTTGTGCGAGACGTATGTGATGATGCGTCCGTCCTCGCTGATGTTGTCCGGCGAGAGTGTGAGGCAGTCGGAGAGGCGTGCTCCGCACAGGCATTCGAGCATGAAGATGCGCTTGGCGTGCTTGGCTGCTTTGGTGCGTGGCGTGAACTCGTGGATGCGTCGTATCTCGTCGTCGGTGAGCGCCACGGACTGCGACGGGACTTTCTTGGTGCGCAGGACTGTCCCGAAATTGAGTGACGGGACGGGCTTGGAGGAGTTTTCGCGTATGATGGCGTTGACTTCGGCGAAGATGGTCTTCGCTGAGTTTGGCGCGTATGATGACGCTATCTCCTCTCGGAAGTCGCGTAGGTTGTCGTCGGTGAGGTCTTCCCACATGGGCGGTCGTCCGACTATGCCCTTGAAGATGTTGACCACCTTTACTCGTCCCGGATGTTTCCATATCCAGGCTCCGTAGAAGGTGTGGCGCCAGGGATAGCCGTCGTATGTGGCGAAATAGCCTTGTCGGATGGCATTGGCGTACTTTTCCTGCTGTTCGGGAGTGAGCATCTCCTGCCAGCGTCTTGTCTTGAGTTGTGTCATAATATGATGGATTAAGACTTCCTCATCTCTTTCCCTTTTGCAAAGGTATAATATTATAATATAATATGGATGGGAAGTGGATGGTTTAACTTGGTTTTAACATTGTGCGCATCTGGATGTGCTTTTTGGCATTAAACGGAAAATCCGCAATAAGGGACTTTTTGTGTCGGTTATTGCGGATTCATTGGGAAACGATTTACTGGTTGTAAAACAGATTTTTGAGATGATATTTTTCTACGATGCTGTCTTGTAGAGCAACAAAGACAAGCATGGAATAAGTATCGTTTCCCCAACCTGGAGCAGCCTCAGACTTGGTTATGGTGAGAGAAACCGTTTTTGTAGGAGATTCCCATGTGTATTCTTGAGATTTCCTCTTAAACAGCTTCTGGTCGTCTTCTTCCGGTGAACCTACAGTCATTTTGTACTGGCGGGCAGACATGTACTTGAAGAATTTGGTTACATCGGACTGAAAAGCGTCTTTGTTAGCATAAGGATCGCTGATGTACGACAAGCTGTTGACACGACCATCCTTATGGCGTATTAAAGCCTGACATTTAAAGGCTATGCCTGCAAATGTGTTGTCAGTAAGCAGATAGAAGTTTTCGTAGTCTATCTCTGGTACTGCCAATCCTTTCTTCACAAGATTAAGGACGGTGTCTCCCATCTGGATTTTTTCATTCAGGTAAAGACTACTGTCTGCTTTTGGGAGGTTCTCGGCTTTTGATGGATTTCCTTCACAAGAGAACGACAGGGCAACAATGGCGAGCGGAATAAATGGAAGCATTTTTGATTTCATAATTTTAAGATGATAATTGTTATAAGTGTGGCCTCTGTAATTTCAAGATAGGTTGTTCTTTGCGCGAGACTACAAAATATTTAAGAGAGGAAGTTCGCATAATAGTTGTAAGTGGCTCAGGTGGGCCTTACTGGGCCTATCTGAGCCTATCTGGGCTGAGAGGAGAAATTCTTCTGCCCACAACAAATAGGGCAGGGGAAATGATTTTATTGGTTGAAAAGATGAGAGTAGCCGTATTTCTTGACGATGCTATCTTGTATAGTTATATATAATTGTATGTCGTATGCGTGAATTGACATTCCCATATCTCTTCGGTTTAGAAAAAGAGATATCCTTTTTGTTGGTGATGTCCATTCATATTCATGGACATAAGCATCAAACATACTGTTATCTACTGTATATGTAGTATCCTTTGTTTGCTTGTTGTATGTTCTGCCAATATTCTCAAATAAAGTTTTTAGTTCGTTTTGATACTCCGACTCATCGCTGTAATTGGCGCTGAAATAAAACAAACCATTTACAAGGCCGTTTCTTGTAGCAACAATATTTCTTTTGAAATTAACGCCTGCAAATGAATTACTTGTAAGGTGATATAGCACTGAAGTTTCTATGTCTGGCGTTAAAATGCCGGACTTAACAAGATTTATTGCTGTATCGCCTAATTTTATCTTATCGTTGAAATACAGACTGCTGTCAACACTTGATTTGCCAGATTTTGTTGAATTTCCCGAACAAGAGAAAGAGAATGTGAGAACAAGCAAAATCACAGGAATAAGAAATAGCTTTTTCATAATTCGTAAAATTTTTAATGTTAATAATGTTGGTAAAACGGTTGGTAGGGAAAAAGGATTCTCTACCATGTTTAGGTGTTGTGACACGATTATATGTTGTAGTCGTCATCTCCATCGTCTTCTTCGCGGTGTGCTATGGGGATGAAGGAGGTGATGTCTACGTTACGGAACTCGGCTTCGTTACGCAGGGAGAGCCAGTTGTAGGCGAAATCCTTTAGAGGTTCGTCGTTGTCGTCGGCTTTCTGGATGAGCTTGTAGTCGTCGGGACGGAGATCTTCTGCAAGACCGTAGGGTTCGAGAGCGTCGGCGTACTCGAAGTCTAACGAATGGAGTTCGTCTACGAGCTTGTGGTATTCGGTGATTTCGCCGTTGGCACACTTGACGTAAAGGTCGTAGATGCGTTTGGCGAAAAGGTCACGGATGGCCTGTACGCGGCGCTTGTACTCTTCGTCAGAGAGGTTTACTTGTGGCATAATTAATTATTGTTATGGTTTGACTTTTATCTGATGTGGTCTGCTATGCGGAGGACCTTGTGCTTGCGGTGGAGGTCGGCAATCTCGTCGCGGAGCTGTTCGATCGTGCGCTTCAATTCGGCGTTTGTGGCGTCTCTGCGCTCGATTTCGGCATGGAGGTACTTGACTGTGTCCTGTAGCTTGCCGATTCGGTAATTGAGCATATTGTTGGCGCTCTTCGCTTTTTCTGCCCGTCTTCGGAACTCGGCGTCTCTTTCGCCTGCGTTGCTCTTTCGGAGGGTGTCGTTCTCCTTTCGGAGCTTGTAGATGAGGTCGAGGAGCTTCTGATAGTTGCGTAGGATGTGGAGCATTTGGCGCTCGAATGGTACGTCTTCGTTGATTTTGTTTTGTGGTATATACATATTATAATGTCTTTAAAGTCGGTTTTTCTCTTCTTGTGTGATGGCTCCGCCTCTTGTCGGTAGGCTGTCGAGGACGATGCCTTTGTAGGACTTGGCGTGATGGACTTCGAGAATGTCGGCTTCCGCATGGTCGTCCAGCATGCACCATAGCAATTCCTTGCCTTGCTTCGGCTTTAAGGTCAGAACGACCCACGGATAGAGGAAGCTGTCGGCGTCTGTGATAGTATACATTTGTTAAAACTGTTAACGTTTATGAATGGATATCGCATATTAGTTTATGACTACATTTGCAATGTCTTCGGAGGGGCTATTTAAATCGTACCTTTATGGAAATGATTTTTAATTGTACCTTTATGGAATTGAAATAAAAGACACCCTCCGTTGACTGTCAGCCTTCGGACTGTGGATTGAAACGCTCACAAAGAGCTAATTTCTACATTCGTAGATTCGCCCGGCTTAGGTCGGGCTTTTTCGTTCTCGTCTCCGATAACGTCTGTAATTTTTTTAACAAGGATGTTGCAAGCCTTGGACAGGCTGTTCGCGCTCTGGCGAAGAAGCATCATGTCTGATACAACGTCAGCGTCTTGTACGCCATCATGGTTAGGATATGCCAAATCTACCATCTCTAAGCCATGATTACTAACCAAGTCATTGATTAACTCGTACACCTTCTCAACTTCATTGTTTGCTGTATTCAGGTTTTCTTTCTTCATATTGTTCCGCTTTACTGTTAGTTAATATGTTCGTCAATACTCTGGTCGCAGATAGCTCTCTCTAAGGTCCAGTCTGCCTTGGGGTATTCTCCCCATCCTGCTCCGCAGTTGTTGTCAACGTACCAAAGTTCATCATCCTCCTTGACGGTTGCCACATGATAACGATGCAGGGGCGAGAAGAAGGCATCCTGATTGTGGTCGTAACAAACATCAAAAGATCCGTCTTCGTTATCGCGATAGCAATAACCAGTCTTTATTAACTCTTGTTCTATTGTTGTCATATCGTTCCGTTTGCCGTGTTACGGGAGGGCTTGGTTATATAGGGCCTCCGAAGAGGCTGTTTTAGGGTTAGACGAGGGTGACGGTGTAGGAATCGTGTTTCAGCCGTTTGTGTTTACGACTGACGATAAAACCTGCCATCTTGAGGAGGGCTACGGCATTAGTGACGTAGGGTTCGTCAACGATGATGTACGGGGAGCAGACGTATTCTTCAGTACCTCCGAAATACCCACCAAGGAAGTGCGGGAATATGTACTTGTCGAATCCTGGCCCCAAATAGTCATTGTATACGCCTTCTGTGCTTGCAGCAAAGCCGCATTCCGGCGCGTCCTCATAGTCGAGGAAGCGAACTGATATGATACTGAGTCTTGCTGACACGTCGTTCTTCCGGAAGAACTCGACTACTGCGTTTTGAAATCCCGCTGTATCGAACGGTGAGGCTTTGAAACCCTTTTCTTTAAGTATGTCCTGTGCTCGGACAAATTTGGTTACTGACATAATTGTTTTATTGTTTGGTTGATAGCGGCGAAGGAGGAGATGTGTGTGCCTCGCTACGCCTCTTCAGGCTGGCTGTGCTAAGATTGTGAATACAAAGGTAGTGATTTTTGCGGTTATCGGGCAGTCTTTTGGTGATGTTTTTTTTCAAGGAAAAGCGGACACGCTCTGAGGATGTGTTGCATTTCTGTAAGTGAATGATCGAAGACCGTTCTGAGAAACAGATCTTTACCGGCAGATGCTGCTGGTAAAGATCTGTTGATGCAAACAGTCTGGAGTGAATGAATCCTCCTTGCGTGTCCTGCGGGATGCAATTCCCGTGGTGCGGACTTCTCATGAGTGGCGGCACATGGCTGTAGGTGTGTGATGTATCCAGAACGTGTGCGGGATGTGTGAGGCGGATGCCGCCTTGAACATCCCGCATTAAAGCTCTGGATGCTGAACGGGACTCTCTTGAAGAACGCTTCCCTGTGCTTGGGATGGTTGAGAGGCTGAGCAGAGCTGTGATGTCTTGGCACGTGTCTGTAGGTGAATGATGTTGCCTGCGTAGCAGAAGGCTGCGGTCCCAGTGGGTAACACTCGGGACCGTGCCTTCTTGCTATTGCCGGTAGCTGAATGTGACATCCTTGCTGCGCGATGCCCTGTGCCGGGCTGGAGAGGTGGCTTTTAGAGGTTGGCTACGAGGGTGTCGTAGGCGGCTTTGCTGGTCAGCAGGGCCTTGCGTGCGCAGCCTAATGTGAGGTAGCCGGTGATGATGGGGGCGGTCTTGCTGCGGTTGGCGGTGACGTTTCGTCCTCGTCCTCGCTGTATGCAGCCGACCTGCTGATTCTTGACGAACCCTATGCCTCCTATCTTTCGCTTGCCCGTCTTGACGGCTCGGAGGCAGTCCATGACGAACGTGTTGAGCGTCTGGACGTCCTCTTCGGCGTTGATGATGGGCAGGACCTGCGTGGACCATGAATGTCCTTCGTACCCCTTGTAGAGATAGCGGTTGACGGAGTTTATGGCTTTTTGCAGTGTGACGTCACGCTTCTTGACTGTGCGCTTCTCGATTTCCTTCTGAAAAGTCTTGATGCGCGTGGACGAGAGCGAGATGCTGCTGCCCTTGATGGAGAATCCGAGGAACTTGAACCAATGGTCGGCGTCGAGGAATTCTACCTTCTTGGGATTGAGCTTCATCTGCATCTTCGCCAGCTCCTCCTCCATGATGCGCTTGGCTTCCTGCCAGTCTTCGCCCACGAAGATGGCGTCGTCCGAATAGCGGCAGTAGACGCCGCGCAGACGGGACAGGCGCTCGTCAATGTGATAGAGGACTACGTCGGCAAGCCATGAGGCTACGCTGCATCCCTGCTTGAGCGACTGGTATTTCTCATAGAGAGTGCCGTCGGTATCGAAATAGAGATTGCAGTGGTAGTAAGCGCGTAGGACGTCTATCAGAGCGGAATGACCGTGACGAAGCTCTACCTGATCGAACGCCCAGTCGATGTACGACAGGAGCACCGTATCGAAATACTTGGACAGGTCGGACTTGAAGCCTCCGATGCGTCCTTTCGCGAAGGATATATGTCGGGATATGTTCTGTACGACGCGTCCGCATCCGATGCCCTTCTGATATGATGTGCAGCAGGGATGGACCATTTCGGGTGTCAGCTCGAAGAGGAGGTCGTTGGCAATGGAGAGGAGTATGCGGTCGGCAGGCTCGTTGATGTAGACGGTGCGGAATTCTCCGTTGTCCTTCGGTATGAGAGCCGTGTGAGGTGGCATTATCCTGTACTTGCCGTCGCGTATCTTCTGATACATCAAGGCACGTGCCTCGGGTGTGGTGAGCTGATAGAGCGTGGCTTTGTTGATGTCCTTGTCGAGTCCTTTCTGTATGGCGTACTGCCAACGTTCGGGCTGGAAGGCCATCTGTAAGATTTTGTCTTCTTTCATAATTCTTTATTCTTTGGATTTTATGGTTAATAGAGCGTGAAACATGATGTTTCACGCAGTTTTTGGCGGTGCAGCCGTGGGCTTGGAGTCTGGCTGTAGGCGAATGATCTGACGACTGCGGTTCGAGGTCAGGACCCAGCCACGGTAATCGACCTGGCTGGTTCCTGAGTCTCAGAGAGCAGCGTGTGAACGATGCCCACCCACTGCACAGCGGTGACTTTCGGGTCAATGACTGACTATCGGTCAGCCCACTCGTCAATCTTGTCGCTCACGGACATGTCTGAATCAGCGATGAGCTGCTTGAGCACGCCCAACAAGCGCCATCCCTCATCTGCGCGGGCATACTCGGCAGCCTTGCTTTCGATATGCTCAAGAGACTTGGCTTCGGACATATTGCGACGGCCCTGCTTGAAGCGTGCTCCGTGGAACATGACCATGTTGCGCATGGTGAAGTAAGCACCGGAACCCTTGTAGGCATTGATGAACGCCTCGGACTGCTTGGTGTCGGCAGGGAGACGCTTCATAAGCTTATTGAACTTGACAACGAGACGATAGAGGCGTTCTCCGTTGACGTCATTCATTGCAAGGGCAAGGTCGCGGAAAGGGCTGTAAAGCTTTGACTCCAAGTCAGAGACGAAGATGTTCTCGCTGCTAAGACGCACATAGGGCTTACCCTTGCAAGTGTGAGTGCCTTGGCGCAACAGCTTTTCGACGTAAGAGCGGAGCTTCTGAACATAGTCGAACGCCATGTATGAAGCTACCCTGCCGTTGAACCAAAGGGCACGCTGTTCGTAGCAGACCTTGTCCTTGTGCTTGAGCATCTTGTACTGGTCGAGCAGTTCCTTCTCAAGCATGCGCCACTGATAGGCGTAGCCCTTGTCCTGCAAGAGGGCGTTGAAGGAGACGTTCTGACGCTCCATGCGGTCGAGCATGTGGAACATCTGTGACATTACCCAACGGCGGTAGAGCGTGTAGTTGCGGATGTGACCTCCTCCTGCGATGCTCGCGAAGACGGGATCGTCGTCCGTAACCTGTACGGGGACTCCGTCAACGACCTTGACGACCATCTCCTCTCCCATGGGAAAGTAGTTGGAAACGTCTACGCCTGCTGCCTTGAGAGCTGCGATGCGTGCTGCCGCTGACTTCGCCTTTGGGGCTGTTGTGTTCTGCGACTGTGCCTGTGTGTCGGCGTTAGCTACCTCTGTCATTGTGAACTCACCTGAAATGATAAGATTTCTCTTTTTCATAATTCAAAGATTTAAAATTGTTAATAATGTTGGTTGACTGGTGGGCGAGGGGATGCCTCGTCCTGTTTTTTGGGGTGTCCTTAATCTTCTTTTGACTTTGGCTCTACCCATTGTCGGAGGATGATGAGGTCCTTGTCGTTCGGGGACTGCCAAAACCAGCTGCCCCACTTGCTTTGCCATTGGAGCTGTCCGTCAAACAACATGAGAAGGACGAAGACTTCGAGCTGGCAGCGTGCCACTTCGCGAGATACACCGTAGAGCATATCGTGGTCAGAGAGGTCTTTCTCAGGGAGAGCCTTGAAATAGCTGCGTCGGTGTGACTCGGACCGCTCAGAGGGGATGGAGTGCTTGTACTGCTGGTAATACCTTTCGATTTCGCGGAGCATAACGGACCCGTTGAGAGGGAGGATATTGACATCGTCGAGACTGACAAGCTCTCTGTCCAGACGGAGTGTGCGCTTCTCGAAATTGACGGTGAAACGTGAGCCGAGTTCTACGGCTTGTGAGACGTTAAGCATAAATTGCGTGTGTGTCATAATTCTTGATGTTTTGGTTTGTTGGCGGTACACTCAAAGGGAATGTCGCATGGCTATATGACGTTGATGTTATCTCGTGTGAAGCACGCGGAGATGTCTGAGTGATAGCTTCAGACATCTCGCGTATCTCACACGAGAAACCAAATAATCCCTCCTTGTGTACCCATTCAGGCTGCGATACCTATTGCTGGCTCATAATCATGTCTTGATGGTTGATGATGTGGCGTGACGAAGACTTGGCGCATTACTGTAGGTCGTTGATGTATCCAGCGGTAGACTCATCCGGGTAGTGTCCCGGATGAGACGCTGGAGACTGAATCCTGTCTTCGCTCACGCCTGTTTTAGGCTGCGCTACCTGTGTAGGTGTTATTGATTATTGTGCGCAGTCATTAGCTGCGCTGTTTAGGTAATGTGATTTCGCTGCACGGAAAGCATTGACTTATGGGCCAGTAAAAGCTGTTGTCTATACCAGCAACCCCCCCCGGTCTTCATATAGGTGTGTTACAACGTGCTCTCGGGATTGAGAATGAATGTCACAATATACCTTCATACCGATTTCTATTTTCTTCATATCTATAATTGTTTTGGTTGAACTTGCAGAGGGATTGCTCCCTCGGTTTTTGGGCTGCAACACTCGGCTGTAACTTTTAAAGTTGGGCAGGGCTTACTGTCCGCACGCTGTAATAAGGTGTATTGAAGGGGTATTTGACCTCGTTGACGCAATACATCACGGAGGGCGTGCTCATAGTGAGCGTGTCTTGACAAATGACATTGGCGTTCATGCCGTGAGCCATGAGATTGAGGGCGCACATCTTGCAGGCTATTGGGTCTACGTCTTGTGCAATGTATCGGAAACGGCGTCCTGCCGAATGGTTGAGGCTGCTCTTCTCCATATAATGAGCGAGAAGAAGGCGACCGCTGCCAGAGGCGCAGTCGTTGACTATACCGCTCTGCTTTTCGTTCAACGAAGATATGCGTGACATGATGTCGGCTACGCTTGGCGGTGTGAAAAACTGTCCTGTATGGGACGCCTTGCCACGTGTGAGATACATCTCCTCGTAGAGTATGCCGAACACGTCAAGCCACTTGCCTTGATCCATAGCTGTAGCAACGTCTGTGAGCCACAGGGTAGCGAGACCGGCAAATTCGGGACACTTTTGTGTGCAGTCAAGAAGATGCTGATGATAGGTGTCGGGACCGGACTGGAAAGCCTTTACGCTGAAAAACTCGAGCAGATAGTCGAGGAAATCGTTTAGAGCCAACTCGTGAGGACGATGGTTCTTGTCTGCTTGTGCAGAAATGATGTCGATGTACTTTTTCTTTTCCATAATTCTTGTTTTTTAATGGTTGATAATAGAAATCCCCACTCTCTTTGTTGAGGGTGGGGATTGAGTTTCAGGCGATAAGCTTTCTTAGTAGTTTCTGTGCAGATAGGATGCACAGATTTGCTTAGACTTAATAACCACGATACAGGATTCTCTTGACAAGCGGATACTCGTAATCTCCGTTCTGCGCTACACAATAGGTAAAGCTTGGCTTGTTGTTCCAAAGCTCGACCCACAGACGGGAAAGTATACCACGGTTGAGTATTCTATTGTACTTCATGTTATAGAACACCGTGTCGTACTTTCTTTTCTGACAGCACAGCGTATGGCAGAAGCCGTCAGACAGCTCACGCAGGGCGTCGTCGGTAAGCTCAAAATCAATCCACTCGCCGGACTTGCGGTCGTATATTCCCCGCTTGCTCAGAAAATCGTCCATTGTAAACTGCTTCTTGTCGTAAGCTCTAAGCAAACCGGCAAGAGTCTTGTAAGTTCTTTTCTTCATAATCGTATGTTGGTTGGTAATGTTCCTGTGTGTTATCCACACAGGATGATTCGGGCAGCAATGTGCTAATCGTGATAAGCTATGCTCACGATTTCGATTATGGCACGATGGAAGTCACGCTCCGCGCGTGGGTCTTCGTAACCGGTCATGCGGTTGTTGTGCATCTTACGGGCTGCAATCTTGGCTCTGCTGATTTCTGCGAGCAGTGTACGCTCGAAATTCTTGTCGCAATTTCTGTCTCTAAGCATAATTCAAATTGGTTTTTATGGTTTGTGTGTGCCTCCGAGGATGGAGGCTTTTCAGGTCGGTTACTTTTCGTCCGTGTTGTACTCGAAGATGATATTGCCAGAGCGTATGTCATTGAAGTACATGGCGATGGTGCTCAGCTTTGTGTTAGCATCAAGGGAATTTTCGTTGACACCGGTGCGGACGATTTCGAGCCATTGACTAATCCGTGACTTGATGTCAGGACTGAGCGTATGGTCGAGGACTTCGAAGTGTACGACATTTGAGCCGTATATGTACGTCATCTTGACAACGTGGCGATGGATAAATCCTATCAGCACGCCGTGTCCGTCGCAGCAATACGCATTATCGTCGAAAAGATCGTCGAAGAGAACGTCGCTGCATAGGTCTTTCTCGTTGATGGGGCAGGGAATGTGTATTTTCATAATCCGTAATGTTTTAAGTGGTTGATAATTGTTAAGGATGCTACTTGCTGACAAATAGCATCCTTATATTCAGGCGATGCGGTAAGCGGAAACGACATGGTCGTAAAAACCACGCGCGGTGTCCTCGTCCATGAGAGGAGAGTCTACGAGTGCCTGGCCGATTTTGTCATTGATACACACGCTGTATCTGTCTCCCCACGTCCACTTGATAATCTTCACGGTGTACTGATAGTTGGATTTCTCGTCTACCACGTCACAAGCGAGCAATGGGTCGTTCGTCAGGATTTCATCTAACTCATTTCTTTCCTTTTCTGTCATAATTCTTGCGGTTTTGGTTCGTAGAAATCCTTACTCTTACGGGTAAGGATTGTTTTGGGCTTGTTAGTGTTTGTCGAACATGAGCATGTCTACCATTCTGTAGAATGTGTATCCGTCAACTTGGTTGTAGATGAATCCGATGAAACGACGGCGGGATTCCATGTTCAATGAGCGGTAATAACTCTTGAAATCGGAATAGTTCCCGTTTACCCATGCCTCCCAAATAAGGCACATCATTTCCATCTCGTTGTGTACTTCGTAGTACTTTGCCTGCTGGAGCAGCGTCTTGCTTCTTCTTGTCATAATTCTTTGTTTGTTGGTTGATGGGAGAGGAGCACACAGGCTCCTCCTCTTTAGCACTTGCTCAGACTGACTCGAAGTGCGCCTTGATGAAATTTTTGCATCCTTTCAGCAGATTCTTAACGTGACGCCGGTCTGAGTACTGAGGGAATTTGAACGACACACACCGCATCTCACGACCTTTTATCTGGTCTTGTATGCTTGTGTTGAGGAAGACTGTGGCGGAGATTTCTCGTCCGCTTGTCTCTACGTCCATGCACATGTTCGGCTGACGATAGACGGCAGCCTGCAAATCCTGCAATCGGGAAAGAACGAGTCGCATGCGTGTCTCATCCTTGAGCCTTTCGTATTCTGTCATAATTCTGTGTTTGTTGGTTCGTAGTGGGGGAGGCTGGCTCCCCTTGGGTTAGGCATAAATAATTGACCTGCCATGAGTATTACGTAATACTTTCAGGAGATGCGGGTCTGAATTGTGATACTTACGTATATACTGCTCACACTTCTGCTTTGTATCAAAGTAGACAACTTCGTGTGGGTTGTTAGGCTTCACGCAAAACCACATTCTACCACCGAAAACATCACCAATGCCACATGGCACCACTTCAAAGCGTGGGTAGACTTTTGTTTCTTCGGAATATACGTTATCATAACATGCGTAAACCTCCATTGGAATACCATACACTTTTCTCTCGTCTGCATCATGGATAGCCTCCATTTTTGCAGAAGTACAATTATTGTTAGTTGCTGAATAACTGCACAATACACCTCCGTCTGTCGGGTCGACGAGTACATAGCCCGTCAATTTCTTTGTTTGTTCCATATTCTATAATTTTGTTGGTTAATAGACCCCACAATCGTGGGGATTTTTAGGCTGTGGCTTACTTGCCGGCTTTCTCGTTCACGTAGGCTACAAGACTCTCGAACTTTGCGTCGTTTTCTTCTGTGCTGTAGAACGGATTGAATGAGAAATACTCATTGTAAGTGAGGGAATCTACGTCTTTTTTGTCCTTATTGTAGCCAACGCAAACGCCGATTTGGGCAGATATGCAGGGATCTACCACAATAGATATGCCCAGATGCTTGTCAAAAAATGTTCTTCTCTGCATCTCCTGTATTTGGGGGAGGATTACTTTGGCTATCCTCTCAGACTCTGTAAGCTTTTTCTTTTCCATAATTCTTCTGTTTGTTGGTTGATTGCACCTCCCGAAAGGGAGGCGGTTTAGGCTAAGATGCGAGTTTCTCTATTTTGAGGTTTTCTGCCAATATATAGGCAGGGTACGCACGTCCGTCAGTCATAGTCGGGTCTACATACACAAACATCTCGTCTTTTTCTGCTTCTGTCAGGCAAAGTTTAGATTCTATATAGTCGTCCGTATAAAACAGCTCTACAAAATCATGCTCCTCCACAAAAGCAAGAACACGCTCAAGAGCTTCATCTTCATGGTTGGCGTACACGTTGTATTCACTAATATGATAGCCGCATCCACACCATAGACCTACAGAGTAAAGACTGCATCCACTTTCTTTGTTGTTAATTGTTTCCATAATTCTCTTGTTTTTATTGGTTGTCTTGAGCCGTAGCACGCACAATAATAGTGCTACCACGGCATTTTCAGGCGATGAAGGCTACAGTGAGGAATTTTCCGTCATAACTAAGAAATTCAACGTGTGTGTACATTTCCTGCATCTTTGCGAAAACTCTTTCCATAAACGCTGCACCTTTGCACTCAATTCTTCTTGTACTCATAATTTTGTAATTTAATTGGTTTGTAGAGGTAGCCAAACGGCTACCCTTTTTAGACTAATCTCGTTTTTCGAGGGCTACACTGACGAAATAAGGAAGACTCTCACATTTTACATCGTTCCATTCGCAGTTAACAACGGCACTCACATACTTGCTCTCCTGCTTGTGAATAAGACGGGTAATTGTACTTCTGCTTATAGTGGAAGATTTTTCCACCTCAAAACTGGCGTGAGCCATATTTCCGTCCTGTGAAAAATCAACAAGTCCCTGTCTTCTCGCTACTGCGACAATTCCGTGAAAAGCGTTGATAAAAACGTATTTCTCACCATCAAAATACACGTCGATGCGTGTGTGGTACTCTTGCGTCTTAAAGTATTCCATAATTCTAATTTTAGTTGTTAATGATGTGCGGACGCATCATTTGCGATACGTCCATTTTAGGCTTAGAAACAACGCGGACGAGAGAAATGACGTTCTATCTCCTTCGCTTTCCTGTCTGCTTTCGTAGCTCTCCGTGAATACTCACGCTCGTCAAGGTGTCTTCTCTCACACTCAGCTGAAATAACTCTCTTGTAGCTTGCCACAATCGCAGCAAGAAACATTCTGTCTCCGTTTGTCATAATTCTTTTGGTTTTGGTTGATAGAGCCACCCAAATAAGAGTGGCGTTTTGGCGTGAACTATTCGCTGACATTGAAGAAAAGAACTTCTTCTTTGTCGTTGATACTCAGATGTAAGTCAGGAGAGAGCTTGTCAATTAAACCCATCCTTTCATGGTTCCATTTGTAGACCGCTATCCACGCTCCCACAGGAAGCGTGTGACTTTCTCTCGTTCCGTAGAACTCTTTTGTGTCCACAGGGATGACGTGCCAATAGAGATCCCACTGACCATTGTCAAGTCCTTCACATTTGATTGCTTCAATCAATAAAAATGTCTTGAACTTCATAATCCTTTGTCTTTAATTGGTTACTTATCGTACTGCCCGACTTGCAGGCAGTTTTTAAGGCTGGAACTTTAGAAGCACAATTTTCGTACTGCTCAGGATTCTGAACTCGGCTTGAGGAGGATCTTTTCCAGGCGCTCATTCTCACGCACGAAATTCTTGAAGAATCCGTTGCCAATTTTCGTACTGCTCCAGAAATAGAGCAGAAACAATATGTAAAGGATTCCAAGCACACTGATTATCGTACTGCTTAAAATTAGCAGACACGGAACAAGCTGAAGGATTCCAAGCACAATTATCGTACTGCTACGTAAAATCTGTCTCTTTGTCATAATTCTGAATTTTAATGGTTTACTGGAAGGTAGCCAAACGGCTACCCTTTTGAGGCGGTTAGAAATACCTGTCACGCAGGTATAACACATAGTTCTTGAATCTACTTATATATGGGTCACGGGCTGCAAAACAATGGTTAGCAAAATCCGCACGTGTCAAAAATCCCATGTTGTAGACTTCAATGGCGTGCTCAATCTCTGAGTACATAGCCCATAAATTTACATTCGTTGTTTCCATAATTCTTTTAGGTTTGGTTTGTAGACCCCACAATCGTGGGGAATTTTCTTAGGCTATACGGATTTGTAGAGCAGTCACAAGGACCGCTTTACTACAAATCCAAACAGTTTCCCTTTTTAGGCTTGAGTTCTAAGGAACTCTACTTCTGACGGAGTTAGGGATAAGCCTATAACAAAAAAGTCAACTATCGACTTTTTAAAATTTGTACGCTTTAAGTCTGCTATCATTTCCGTATAGGTATCAATAGCATTGATGTCTGAGCCTGCGTTTACTTTCTCAATCTTTTGCATAATTTGTTCTTTCATAATTCTATAATTTAATTGGTTGTTAATTGGTAGAGCAGCCACAAGGACTGCCCTAATTTGCCTTAGGACGTGCATCTTGGCACCGCGTTTGTAGTTATTGTCTTCTCTCACGGCTCACGCCCTACCTGTAACGCTGAGGTGCGCCCTGTTTCCTAACAGCTGACAGGGAACTGCTTTGTCTCAATTTGGTATGCCCTTTTGCGTATAGCTCACTGCAACCACCACGTTGCAGACGATTTAGCGAGTAACCAACTCGCACGCTCGTGACACGTTAGAATATGAATTATGAATTATTTGATTTGTCCCGCTGCTCTCACGCCGAGCACGTTCTGCGGACCTTCGGTATTGCCGTTCGTAATTCCGCTCTTCTTGCTTCGCTGCCTTCAGTCATCGCTGCTTTCCCTTACGTCTTGTCAACTGCTAAGTTCCAGAGCTAAAGGCTTTTCGTGGTGGTGGATGTCTTTTCCACAAGTCACGGAAAAACCCTGTCGGACAAATTGCCCAACCTGTGCCTGTGCGAGGAACAAACAAGAGAGTTTGTGTCGCTGAAACAATGGTTAACGGAATTTCAAACGGCTTTCCTAATGGTCGCTGCCGTCAGTGTTCCCAATAGGGAACGTATGATTATAGTCACACATAAGGGATTCGAACCCTTACAATAGCGTTCCAAATGTGTGGAAACAAAAAAGGTAGCCGCTTTTGGTGCGGCTACCTTTTTTGTACGATGTAATGTCTTGTTACTTGCTTTCTTTCAACTCAGCCTCAAGGCGCGCGGCTTCTTCCATAGCGGCGGCGGCGGCGGCACGTGCGGCGGCTAATCTTTCAGCCTTAGAACGGCGTGCGGTTGTTTTGGCGTCCGCTTGTTCCTTTGCTTTCTGATAGTCTTCGATAAGATCACACATAAGACTTGCAAGTTTTGCGATTGATGAAACGTCTTTGTGCTCTTCCTCAACGGCGGCAATTTTGCCGTTATCCTGTGTCCACTTTACAAAGTTCTTAGAAAGTCCACGCATGTGCGCTACATTCTGAATTGCAAAGTCAATAGCGGGGTTAGCGTATTTTGTAAACTCGCTGTCTAACCATAGCACGTAATTTACCGCATCATCGAAAGTTGCTTTTGCTTTCTGATACTCCACATACAAAGTGTGTAAAGTGTCATAAGAAGACATTCTTTTGCCGTCTTCTTTTGCAGCTTCTGCAATTACGAGTGTGCGCAACTCGTAACATACCGCAACGTTAGATGTTACAACGTCGCTTTCTTTTAGTGCGTCCTGCACTTCCTTAACTGAATACTTAACCATATTGTCGTATTGTTATGTTATACCGCATTGTTTCCTGTGTGTGCGGTGCGGTGCGTGCCGTATACACACAGGGACGTAGCCACGGCACACATAGTGTGTGCCTAACCTTTGACCGCTGTCACACTATAAAAAGCAAATATCATACCTATAAATATTGAATTAACATTTTTAACAATTAGCTAACTCGCTGATATATAGTAAGTTAGCAAGATTTTGATATGAATAAATATTCATCAAGTGAATAAAGACTGACAAAGTGACAAAATTAACTTAAAATACCTTAATTGTCAGTGACAAAGTGGCAGTTGTTAGAAAAGTTTAACTTTCGTGGAACATTACAATATAGCTAAATATTCAGTCATAGAAAATAATATAATGACGTAATATATTGTAAATCAATGAGTTACAAAAAATAATAATATGACGGAGCGTGAAACATTGAAATTATTACAAATTGGCGTTTTAACAAATATTATACCATATAATATGGACAAAACGACACCCCCCCCCCCCCGACAGCGGACGCCCAGCGCTTTGTAGTCACTTCACCTGAAAATTTTTTCTTTTTTTTCTAACTTACTGACAATTAACACCTTATATTTGTCTTTTTGGTCTTTTGGTATTGCATAAATAGTGAATATTAATACTTGGTGTTAATTCATTGTGAATGACTGTGAATGACTGTTAACCTGCATATATATACATATTGGGTTTCGGGGTTTTGGTTGTGGTCGTATGGTCGGGTGTCGGGAACATTGTTATGATGCGTTTTGTAATGATGCAGCTTATCTTGCATCGTATGGAGGGAATTATGCAGCAAATTATGTTGTTTTATCGGTATAGTGCAGTATTGAAGGATAATTATTACGTATCTTTGTGTGTGCGTGTATGTAGGGTATAGGGATTTAAGCAGAATAGCTGCACCTACCCGACATATAGGGAGAAAAAGCTGCATCGGATGCTGCATAAGTCTTGTTGGGAACTGCATAGCTTGGAACGGCTTTGCGTGAACAATGTAAAAAGGCTTGCCAGTAGGTCTTATGACGTATGGTGATAGGTCTTATTGCGGGGACAAAGTTAGCGATTTGTCTTTTGCTGTGCAATAGTCTTGCTGGATAGTCCGGTGCGGTTTGAATGTTAAAGTTTTTAACTTTTGCATTTTGTGGCATGGCTGCTATATGCGGTTGTGAAGAGATGGGAGGTTTATTGTGGAATTATTTAAACCTTAGATTAATGGAAGGAATTGTATTTAGAAGTAGCGACAATCAGGCGCTGACAACGAGTGCGATTGTTGCGGAGAAGTTTGGCAAGGAGCATAAGCACGTCCTTGAGGCTATTAGAAAAATCTTAAAGACGTCAGCCGAAAAAAGTCTTGACGTTGGAAATCAGCAACTTGCGAAGATGTTCGCCCTTACGGATGTGGAACAGCCGATGCCTGTTGGTGGCGGTGTGAAGAAGCTGCCTCTCTACGTGATGAACAGGGACGGCTTTACTCTCTTGGCTATGGGCTTTACTGGGGCGAAGGCTTTGGCTTTCAAGCTGGAGTACATGAATGCCTTTAACGCCATGGAACAGCAGATACGTCAGAGTAGCGGTGTTCCTCAGTCGTTCGCTCAGGCTCTTATGCTTGCTGCCAAGCAGCAGGAGATGATAGAGGCTCAGCAGAAGCAGCTTGAGGTGCAGCAGCCTAAGGTGGAGTTCTTTGATGCTGTTGCTGAGAGCAAGACTGCGATTGAGATGAAGCTTATCGCGAACACTCTGCACTTCAAGGGTGTCGGCAGGAACAAGCTGTTCTGCATCTTGCGTGAGCAGGGCATTCTCAACGGTGGCAATGTGCCTTACCAGAGATACATAGACTGCGGTTATTTCAGGACCATCGAGCAGAAGTATACGGTTCCGAGCGGCGAGACGAGGATCAACATCAAGACTCTCGTGTATCAGCGTGGCTTGGACTATATCCGCAAGGTGCTGAAGCGTCTCGGATATGTGGAGGCTGAAGGTAGTTTATTTTAATCATTAATCAATTATAGAGAATATGAATACTAAGAACATTATCCTTGCATCGGCTTTGCTGGTGTTTGCCATCATCATCGGTACGTTGGTGGCGGGTTATTTCAGTTACAACAACCGCGAGATTTCGCTTCGTCAGCAGGCTGAGGCTCAGCGTGGCAAGATTGAGGGCGTGCATGACAAGATGTGGAAGATCATCCAGCAGAAGGCTCAGGTGACTGACGAGTACAAGGGGACTTTCGAGAAGATTTATCCGCAGCTCATTGCCGGTCGTTACCAGAACGACAAGGGCACGATGATGAAATGGATAAAGGAGAGCAACCCTAACTTTGACGTGTCTCTCTATCGTGACCTCATGCAGTCGATAGAGATACAGCGCACGGAGTTTCAGACCGCCCAGGAGCGTATGCTTGACATCATCCGTGAACATGAAACGCTCACTCGTACTTATCCTGCGCGTTGGTTCGTGTCGAACACGATGCCTATAGAGTATAAGGTGATTTCGTCGTCGCGCTCGAAGGAGGTGATGATTGAGGGCGAGGACAACGACGTGGATTTGTTCGGCAATAAGAAGTAGGCTTATGGAGGTCCTTGTCTTTCTCCTTCCTTTCTTCGTGTCGGCTTTCCTGCTGATATTCTTCCGTGAGCAGACGACGTGGTGGGAGCACGCTGTGCTTATCGTCCCGTCGCTGCTTGTGGGCGTAGGTCTGCTGTGGACGTTCAAGCGTGCCGAGTCGAGTGATACGGAGTATCTTGGCAGTTATGTCACGAAGATACGCTATTATGAGCCGTGGAACGAGCGTGTCGCACACACCAGTACCTATACAGATTCAAAGGGCAACACTCATACCGAGACCTACTACGTGACAGAGGAGCATTCTGAGAAATGGGCTTATTCCGACCATTCCGGACGTGAGCGTGACTGCTCAAGTGACGTCTTCTCTGCTATGAAAGAGCGTTTGGCTGCTTCTCCTGTCTTCGTGGACATGCACCGCGACTATGACACCCGCGACGGCGACGCTTACGATTATCCGTGGGACGGTCGTGACGTTACACTCTATCCTGTGACCCGTGAGCACGAATACGAGAACAAGGTGAAGGCTTCGCGCTCGGTGTTCAAGTTTGAGGATATCAGCAAGGAGGATGCTCGCCGTATCGGGCTGTATAACTATCCTGAGATATGGCTGCGCGACCAATGTCCTATACTCGGGGCCAAGTTTTCCGCCCGTCAGGAGCGTGCCGTCCGTGTTTTGAATGCGCGATACGGACCTCAGAAACAGTTTCGTCTGTATCTGCTGTTCTTCCGTGACAAGCCGATATCCATTGTGGAGAAGCAGCGCTCGTACTGGCAGGGTGGCAACAAGAACGAGCTTGTGGTGTGCGTGGGGCTTGACAGGAACAACCGCGTGATGTGGAGCGACGCTTTCTCCTGGTGTGACTCGCCGGTGCTTGCCGTGAAGAGCCGTGACTGGTTTATGAGCAATCGTCTTGACCTCTGCGCCTTTGTCTCCTATATAGAGCCTATCGTGCAGAAGGAATGGAAGCGCAAGGACTTCTCTGACTTCAAGTATGTGTCGGTGGAGTTGAGCGACGGGCAGTACTGGATCATCGTTTTCCTCATGCTCCTGCTGAATGTGGGACTGAGCGTGTGGATTGTAGGTAACAACTATAGGAATTAGCGTTATGAGTAAAGGGAAGTATCGTAACAAGGCGCCGTTTTCCACATTCCGTCCTGACCCTTGCCATTGGACTCGCAAGGGCAGTTCTTGGAAGCAGAAGGTGGGGTATGATACGGAGGATGAGGCTTGGGAGTTTCTGAATCAGAATCCGAAGTTGAAAGCGATGGGGTATACTTGCTACCTGTGTAAGGTTTGCTCTATGTATCATATTGGTAGATTACATAATAAATAGTTAAGATATGAAGAAGAAAGGATATTACGAATACGGAAACGAAATCTACCCTTTGAGACTTTGGGTACACGTCGGTGAGGACTTGGAAGAACTGATAGATTCCTGCTTTGACGGGTGCAATGCTCCTGATAGGGATTACTGCGGCATTACGTATGACGAAGTTTTCAGAAAGAGCGACAACAGAAGAGGCGTTCTTGTTTCGTTTCATTGCCGGAAGGATATGTCGATGAACTACTGCTGCCATGAGGCTTCCCACGTCTGCGATGCCATCGAGGATGCCATTGGCATGAAGCACGGTGACGAGCCTTCCGCTTACCTAATGGGCTGGATTGCGTCTTGCATCAACAAGGCTCGTTTGGGTATTGGGGATTTCGTTGAGCTAAAAGATAAGGAGGAATAGCTTATGGATAAAAATGAGAAATTAAAACTTGGTGACATTTACTTTGCACCTAAAGAGTTTAAAGATATAATGTTATAAATACAACGATATGAGTGCAGAGGATTGGGCTGTAAAAGACAGACATAAATACTTGAAGCGTTTATTTATGCTTATGCCGAGTTGGATGTGTCTGTTAATAATGAAGTTCCGTGCGGCAGACTGCGAAAATTGCATCTACAAGCCAAAGGGGACGCTTGAAATGGGGAAGTGTAGTGGAGGAATGGTATGCCGCTATAAAGGAGATATAGCTATGTTGTGCGTCAATTTTAAAAAAAAGATTAATAAAGAACAGAGATATGGCAAGAAAAAAGGACTATAGCAAGGAGCGTATGGCTCTTTATGACAAGTTCGTGGAGGTGTTTAACGAGACGGACGGGGCGATGCCTGGCGACGAGATATTGTCGGCTATCGCGGACTTCGCGGGTGTTACTGTGGCGTATGTGTCACGGTTGGCGGGGCTTGACCAGGAGAGGGTGCTGTTCGCTTTCTTTGACCTGTTGGTAGGGGCTGCGCAGAAGGCGAAAGAGGAATGCGGAGAGGAGAAGGGAAGCTGATGAAGTGCAGGGACTGTGTTATGTTTCGGGAGGAGGACGCTGACAGTCCTCCTGCCTGTTGGAGAGGCGAGAAGGAGGAGTTTGCGAGAGGTGATGATGAGGCTTGCGACCGCTACCGACCGCTGAAAATCGCTTACAAAAGCTGAAAATCGCTTACAAAAGCTTACAAAAAAAGGAATAAGATAACTATAAAAATAAATATTACGGAAGGAGACTGTATTATGGAGAAGAGATATATAGGGATTGACCCTGGGGTGTATGGGGGCATTGCGGTGCTTTCGGCTGACGGGTCGGTTGTAGAGGTGGCGAAGATGCCGGGGACGGCTCGTGACTTGCTGGACTTTCTTCGTCGTTATAAGGACGATAGTGTCTGCGTGTTAGAGAGGGTCGGCGGTATGCCGGGTAACGGCGCTCATGCGATGTTTAACTTCGGTAAGGGTTTCGGCCATCTTCAGATGGCGCTTTTGGCGTTGGAGATTCCTACTGAGGACGTTACTCCTAACAAGTGGGAGAAGACGTTCCAGATGGGCAGCTCGGGGAAGTTCACGAAGAGAGAATGGAAGAATCTGCTGAAGGCTAAGGCTCAGCAGCTGTTTCCGAGGCTCGGCAGAAAGGTGACGCTTGACACGTGCGATGCGCTGCTGATAGCGGAGTATGGCAGGAGATTGGGGCTGTAAGGGTTGCTTGATGATGATTAATTATTGTTAAATGTTATAAAGGATTGTTGTTATGATTGATTTTGGTAAGAAGGTTTATTCGGGTAATTTCCTGATTATGAAGAAGGTTAAGACTTTGAGTAAGAAGGAGATGGCTCGGCTCCGTGAGATGAACGGGACGAATAAGGAGCTGTGTAAGAAGCTGAGCCGTTCGGGGCTTCCCTATATCCGCGTGGAGACTATCGGCGGCGACTGGGCTGTGGAGTTTATGCTTGGCACTACTGCCTATGACGCCATCGAGGCGCTTGACGTGAAGAAGGACGGGCGTGGGGACTGGAGAGTGACCGGCGTTGACGGCGAGAACTCGAAGTTAGTGTTTACGAGCATGTATATGGACACTTCTGTGGTGGGGGACGAGCAGTATCAGGCAGACAAGTGCAAGGCTCTGACGGAGTATCTGAAGCGTAGCGGCGAGAAGGCCGTAGATGCGACGGAGGAGGAGTGCGGAAGCGGAAAGGAGGACGTAGATGGCAAAGAGTAGCGGCGAGTATATCGACATGCTGTTCTCGCAGCTTCTCACGATGAGCATGGACGACAAGTATGAGTTTCAGGCTCTTCGTGGCGACTGGGGCAATACGAACAGCGCTAAGTATAACGACATGTTGGCTCGTTTCTGCCGTAACATACGCGAGCTGGCAAAGAACTGTCCTGTGAAGTATTTTGCCTTTGCGTTCTATATGTTCGACGGCAGGATATACGAGGTGGTGGACGTGAGCGTCATCGAACAGGCGTATCAGCTTCTGTTGGAGAAGCTCTGTGTGGCGCCGGTGATGAACCGTACGAGCCTTCGCAAGGAGATATTCATCGCGACGATAAAGAACTATAACACTCTTGTGCCTCAGTTTGACATCGTGGCGTTCAGAAACGGCGTTGTGGACTTCACCTTATCCCGCAAGACGAAGCCCGAGGCGATGCCGTTCTCTCCGCATTATCACGTGACGTACTATCATCCATACGACTTTGACCCCAAGGCGAAGTGCCCGCTGTGGAACCGCTTCCTTATGGACGTGCTTCCTGACAAGGACTCGCGTGACATCCTCCAGATGTTCCTCGGTCTTGGTCTTGTTCAGCGCGGTGACGCCTTTAACGTGTATGACGGCAAGGTGGTGAACAAGATAGAGCTGTGTCTGATGATGATCGGTTCGGGTGCTAACGGCAAGAGCGTCATCTTCGAGGTGATGTGTGCGCTGTTCGGTCCTGACCGTATATCGAAGATGGACTATGCCGACCTGACCGCCGACGGTGACGAGGGCATGCGCGGCCGTTATCCTATCCGTAACGCCATCTTCAACTGGTCGAGCGATTCTGACGTCCGCAAGTTCGGCAAGAAGAACACGGGTATGTTCAAGCGCCTTGTGAGCGGCGAGCCTATTACTTACAGAAAGCTTGGCGAGGACGTCTTTGAGTCGCGTTCTGTGCCTTACCTTATCTTCAGTCTTAACAGCGAGCCAGAGAGCAACGACACGTCGTTGGGCATGATACGCCGCTTGCAGTATGTGAACTTTGAGGTGACCGTGCCTAAGGAGAAGCAGGACCCTGAATTAGCTTCGAAGATTATCAACAAGGAGCTTTCCGGTGTATTCAACTGGCTGCTTGAGGGCGAGAGGAAGCTCAGAGAGCGTCACTTCAGATTTCCTGAGGCAGAGGGTTCGAAGAAGCATCGTATCATGGCTTATCTGAAGAGTCAGCCGGTGCTTTCCTGGCTGATGGCTTACGACATCAAACACCAGCGCCGTGTGTCGAACGAGATTGGTCTGAGGATTCCTGTGTCGTTGCTCTATGAGAGCTTCGTGCAGTTCTGTAACGACAATAACCTCGACGACAATGATATCCCTTCGAGCAACAAGTTCAGCAGGGTGTTGTGGGACGACTGCCACTTTGTGAAGAAGAAGACCCCGAAGTGTATTGCTTATGAGGTGTATGGCGTGACAGAGGCTGACCTTAGACAGCACTTCATCATATCCGAGATGACAGGTAAGGACTATGGTGAGGAAGTAGGGTTTATCAAGGAGGATGTGAAATGATAAGATAAACATTAAGAAGAAATGGAAGAGAAGGAGAAGATAGAGCAGCCTTCTTTGGATATTCAGAAGATTCTGGATGATGTGATGGCTGCTGAGAGCACAGATGTGGTGTTTCTCGGTAAGAAGAGGAAGATAGGGTGGCTTAGCAATGGCACGGTGCGACGGTTTACGCATGTGGTGATGAAGGAGAAGAACGAGGCGAAGCGCAACTGCAAGCTTTGTGCCTTGGTGCTGCTTAACAACATCTGGAAGATACGTCTGCGTTATGCGCTGCTTTGGCGCTGGCTGTATTATGTGAAGGATGTGAATGCGGTGGAGATACTTCGTGTGGTGGATGTGGCGAAAAAAAAAATTCCATCGACAGCGTGCTCTCTGCTTACCATATTAGCGACCGGGATGACGGACGTGATGATGGCGATGACAAAGGAGGAAGTAAAAGCTATCCAAGCCGAACAAGCTGGGGCGCAGCCTACTCGTTAGCCGAGAAGTTCGGCTTCCTCTTTGAGCGTAAGTTCGGTATAAGGGCTTACGACTACTGGTGGGGCTATACGGCGGCTCAGATTGGGCTGATGGTGGCCGACCAGCCTCTTGTGGTGTACCCGAAGTGTGAAGCCAAGAACGCCGACGGCAGCAAGAAGCATACGGCGGAAGAGATGGACAAGCTTTGGGATGACTGGCAGAGGAAGAAGCAGAAAGAGGGTAGCTTAGTGGGAAAGAAGGTGAACCTCGGGGAGTATTTGAAGGGGGGCTTGTGATATTTATTGTTAACTTTTATTAAGGATATAATATGATTGAGAAGTTTGTTGAGATTGTGGAGGACAAGGCGGCTCTTGAACTTGGGCTGCGTGTGATAATGGAGGTGGCAGAAACTAAGAATCTGCCTCCTGTGGGGGTACTTCCTACGTTTAATGACGAGCTTATTGCTGATATGTTTAACAAGACGCTTGAGCTTGTGGCGGGGAAGAAGTTTCCTGAGGACGTGGGCGACTCGGGAGGAATCGGGTTCTTTGCAGAGAAGGACTAAGGGCAAAAGAAAAGCGGCTACCATCACTGGTAGTCGCTTTTTTGTCAAAATAACATGTAAATAATCACTTATACGAAACATCCATTGCAAAAATACGATATTATTTTATTATTACCTTGAGTGGCAGCTTGCATTAACACCGGTTAACTATTTCTTTTTCTTTTGCGCTGTTGCCATTCCGTTTTGGAAGATGAGGCATTCCTCGCAGCGGTTGGGGTATTGGACCGGGAGGTGGAAATGGACGGTGTTGGATTCGGTGTCTATCTCGTCCTGCTTGATCTTGTTGTAGTCTGCGATAAGGGAGACTATCTTGAGCCAGTCGGGTGAGCCTTTCGTGGCTTTCTGTTCTGCTGCTACGAGCTTTCGCAGGATGGACTCCTTGGAGGTTTCCTTGGTAAGCTCCTCGGCTGTTATTTCCTCGGTCTTTGGGGCATTCCTGCCTTGCAATTCAGCGATGCGTGTCTGTACTGAGTCGAGTGATTCGAGCTTCGCTATTTCTTTTTGGAGTTCTGCTTTCGGCCAGGTAAGTCCTTTGCCGTTGAAGGCTACTGCCCAAGCATCGTGCTGCGACCATCCTACTGCCCGCAGGTCGGCGTAGATGAGGTAAGCGGGGTCTGACATGCCGTACTTCTTCTTGAGAGAGTGGACGGCTACTGAGAGTGTGTAATCTGACATAGTGTGTGGCTATTTAATCTTTGTTGTAAATGAATTTTATGAAGCACACGCAGTTGGTGTGGAACGGGGGAAAGGGGTCGCCGAAGTGATGGACGTAAGCGGTTTCGTCATCACAAACTGGGCATAAATAACTGGAGCCTCGGAAGACGCGGTAGGCGACGGCGCCGTGTTCCTTTCCGTACTGCTGCTCGGCTATTCCCCATGCTACGGCTACCATCTGGCGGGCGTTCCTCGTTATGTTCTGGAACGCTGAATGGAAGATGCCTTTGCCGTAGGACGGTGTGGCTATGCTGATGTCCTTTGTCCTTGCCTTCGTGATGACAGAGGCGAGGTAGGGATTCTTGTAGCCAGTGCGGACGGATGAGAGGAGCTGCGTGTCGGTGTAGCCCATCATAATGCCTGCCTTGGACATTCTTACGATGTCCTCGGCGAAGTTATGGAGGTATATGGCGGTTCGCTGCGCCGATGTCTTGCCGTAATATTCCGACGTTAGGAAGCTCTCTACCTCTTCCGAGGAGACGTTGAGGTGTGTGGTGGCGGCTACGGCGTAGTCATGGATCTGACGTTCGATGCCGTCTGCGAGCCTTGAGGTAATGGCACGTGCTTCGCGGAGCAGCGCTTGCTCGTTGGAGAGGACGTTTCCGCGACGGTACTTCCCTGCCGCCTGCGTGATTTGCTTGGCGGCAGAGAAGAGAAGCTTTGTGATGCGTGACTCGCAGGCGAGCTGCGCCTTGGAGCGAAGTGTGGCGTATTCTGCTGACATAGTGTTGGGAATTTTTGTGATAGGCGGGACTATCGGCTATAGGCGGGGCTAGAGGCTGGCGCCGTTATTGAGCCTTGCTAAGCCTTACTGAGCCTATCTGAGTCTCTTTTTAGTGTTTACGGTTATAGGAGTCCCAATTATTGCGACCTTCCCAATTTCCGTTTCCGTCATAGTCTTTTCCTGACCGGTTGGGGCGTCCTGCCTTTCTTCCTCCTCCCGTGTTGACGTCGGAGCCGCTTTGCTGTTTGTTGATACGGGCGGTGGCTTCCTGCTGTTCTATGGCGTTCTCGGTTTCGTTGTCGGCACGCTGCATATCCATGAGGAGGTCTTGCTGGTCTTCCTCCTTCTGCTCACGCATGATGCGCTCGAACTCTCCGTTCTTCGGGAAGTCGGGGCAGCGTTCCGATGCTGTCTGCTTGGAGAGGAAGTGGTTTTGTACGGCTGTGGCGAGATTTGTGATCAGCTCCGTCTTGTTGGCGTGGGTGTACGGTGATATCCATGCGTTGATGGGAAGACCTGTCATTGTGGCGACAAAATTCTCCTCCGTGCCGATGCCGAACTTGCAGATGGTGACGAGCTTGTCGAGGAACGGCTGTAGCTTCTGTGCGTCGTTCATGGCAATCTCAAGAGCTGGCGAATAGAGGAGCTTTATGGCTACGCCTGGGAGGTCGCCAGACTTGAGTTCCGGCGGCTTGACGGTGAATGACAGCTCGTAGATGAGGTCGTATGACTTGTTGAGCTGTGTGGCGAATGCGTTGGACGCATCCGTTCCGTTGAGGAATCCTGCCTCGCTGTCCGTGTCGTTCATCGCAATGGACTTTACGGCGCCGGTCATCTCGTCTCCTACGATGTTGACGTCCTCTCCGTCTCCCTTGATATAGAAGATAGGGAATGCGTATGCCTTGTTGTTCTCGCAGAGATAAGAGAAGGCTTCCTCGTAGTCCTCGATGTTGTGCTGCACCATGAACCAACAGGGTCCGTCATCGTTACGTGCGTAAGCCACTGGCACGAACGGAAATCTGTGCGGTTTCTCCTCTACGAGGTTGTATCCGTCGATGCCGAAGAACTTGGCTACATACGTGATGACCTTCTGTGTCTTTCCTTGCGCTACGCTTCGCTTGAAACGATAGAACTTGGTCTTGTCCCACACCTCTACCCATTCCGTTATCTCGTTGCCCTCGTCGTCAAAGTCGCTGAAACGTCTTGCGAAGCACAGGATGTCTCCGGTGAGTGAATCGAACTGCGGATAGAGTCTGTCGCCGCGGTCGTATGATAGCGTTCGTGTTCCGAACTTTCCGTTCTCGTCGAAATATCCCACGATGGCACAGTCAGCCACCTTCATGTATGCGCTGATGGCCTCGAAGAAACGTATTTCCATATCGTGCATGAGCCATCCCTTCTTGAATACATTGAGATATTTCTGAGCCTTGTCAGCCTCCTCCCTGCTGTCATCTCCGCTGTCAGCAAGCTCGAACTGCACGTCGTTGCCCGTAAGATGGAGCACGTGTTTCGTATGGATGAGCTGCTGGAAGGCGAACGCCGTTCTTGTGAAGGGCTGCTGATACCACTTGCCAGTGTCGGGGTCCTGCTTCCATATTTCGGGATATTCCTTGGTGTCGAAGATGCGGTGTCCTGTAGGATAGAACTCGCGCAGGAAGTCAGCCTGCGTCTTTATGTTGCGATAGACAGAGTCTTCCGGCATATTAGGCGTTGCGTCTTCTCTGATGTTGGTTGTCCACGCTCCGTGCTTCTTGTATCCCTCCGGCGTAATCTCGAAGAACGGCTTCTTGACAAGAATCTCTCTTACCTTTAAAATCTCCATAATCCTTTTACCTTATTGTGTTTTTTCTTTGTTAAGCTGAAAATCATCCTGTAGAACCAAGACTCGAAGAAGTCGGGCGAGTGTCCTACGTATCTCTTTGCAAGCTTCTTCGGCAGTAGCTTGAATCCCCGGTCGCTGCTGTTTTCGTCGCGTCTGAGCATCTTTCGCTCCTTCTGTAGGATCTGGCGCAGCGTCCACTTTTCGAATCCGTCTCCCGAATACTTGCGCTCAAGCAGCGAGGCGTCTATGGATATGCGCCGTTCCTTTACCATTTTGTAGAAGAGCCACGCGCACTGCGACTTGAGGTCCTTATAGAGGTACTTTATGCCGTCTTCCTCCTTTCGTGACTGTGCCAATGGTGCAGCCTGATTGTTGAAGGGTACGGCATCCTTGAAGAATCCCTTGAAGTACTGTCCGATGCCCTGCATATCGTACGTGAAATTGGACTCCTCCACTCCCCATTCGCGCAGCTTCGCCTCGACGGTGGAGACGAGCGTCTTGGAATCGAGTCGCAGTACGATAAGGTCCTTGCAGTGCCATCCTTCCCATAGCCACATCACGAAATTGTCACCTCCCGTGAAAGCGATGTCGGCAGAAGCCCGTCTGATGCCGTCGCCGGTCTGTTCGGCGTTGTCGAAGATGGCTTCGAGGTCGTCGATCTTTATCATGTCGTCTCCAGCCGCCTTCCAGTTCCAGTTGGCTTCGAGGTCGCGCATGCGCTGTTCCTCGTCCTGCTGCGCAAGGTTGGCGAGATAAGACACGTCGGTGGAAATGAGCTTGATGTTTTCGGACACGTCGGCACGTATGAAGGTGGCTGACTTGATGAACATCTCGAGCTTGGAATAGCCAAGTTCTTCGTAGCTGGGTTTCCAGAGCTTGTCGATGATGTCACGGCACTGCTCGTAGACCTCCTCGCGCGTGTCTCCCCAGTAGATAGAGTCGGGTGTGTCTCCGTCCATGAAGCAGTAGCGTATGACTCCGTCACGCTCCGGTATGATGTAGCCGTCTTCGTCCACCCACCAGTCGATGAACTTGCGTACCCATGACTCGGGGTCGGGGTTACAGGTTATCCAGAAGCGGTTTCGGATGCGCGAGGCGTTACGGTTGGTCTTTATGAGGAACTTGAATTTCTTGAATGGTATCTGTGTACCCTCATCGACACAGATATAGGCATACTGACGACCTCGGAAACGTTCCTCGAAATCCTTTAGTGCTCCTTCGAAATACGAGAACTTGAGCCATCCTCCGCTGTTGAAGTTCCACGTCATGTCGTTCTGGGACTTGTTGTATGTACCGAACTGGGAGAAGAGCTTGTAGGAATCGGAGATTAGTGACTGAAGGTCGTCTTTCTCCTTTCGTAGTATCGTGGCATGGAAGTCTGGGTTCTTGATGTCCTTCAGTGCCTCCATGAGAGAACTAAAACTCTTACTACCACCGCGGGAGCCTCCGACGATTTTGATGTCTGCGTCGATGGCGAGCATACGTTCCTGTCCTCCCCGTTGGTCTATGATTTTGAGCCGGTCGGGGTGGCGTTTGTCTGCGTCTCGGAGAGACTGTATGTACTCCTGGGTGTAGACAGGAGAGCCGTCGCGTAGGCGGTATGGTGAGAGTTTTGTCATGTTATCCTGTTGATAATGGGGCGTTTATGTGGCTTTGTTTAATATTTTATGTATGTTTATGCAAAAATAATGGATTTTTCTTGGATAGATGTATATTTATGCGTATTTTTGCGATATAAAATGTATATTTATGCAATTAGTAAGGTGAAGGACTCACTTTACATAAACACAAATCAGGATGACGATAGAGGAACTATTGGAATTGGTGAACAAGAAGGAGGACACTTCTAAGTTTACCACACTCAGCAAGAAGAGCATTGACGAAGAGCTTAATGACGTTCTTGGTGAGATGGGTGACGATGATGACGAGAATGACAGAATTGTTACCAAGTTGGCAAACCGACTCAAGCGCATGGACAAGAATCTGCACAAGAACATAGCTGACGAGCTGAAGAAGAGCAGAGAGGAAGCCGAGCGCAAGAAGAAGGAAGAGGAGGAACGCAAAGGAAAGAAGGACGGGGAGGACACTCCCGACGATAAGTACGACAAGCTGCTTGCAAAACTCGAAGCACTCGAAAAGGCCAACGAGGAGCGCGACAAGAAGGCATCAAGAGCCGCTACAATCGAAGCGGTCAGAAAAGGCTTGAAGGACAAGTTTGACAAGGCAAAGCTCGAACTTAACGATTTCTTTCTTGACACTGCAATCTCCAAGCTTGAAATTCCCGACAAGGATGCCGATGTAACCGATCTGGTTTCAAAGGCGGAGGGTATCTATACTACCGACTTCAAGCGTGCTACAGGCAACACCGCGATACCGCGCATGGGCAGCGGCTCTTCTTCTGGCGGCGGCAGGACAATTCCTGACGACGAGTGGGATGACATCATCGAACCGAAAGAAAAGTAAACATTTTAATTTTTAAGGTAAAAAGTTATGGATAACAACAAGGATTACTACGGACAGATGCTGGCGCAGGGTGCAGTCAATGCTACCGGCGCTGTAATCTTGCAGTCAGAAATGACTATCGGTGGTCAGCGCCATGTGTTCGTTGACCTGCCTGGTGCCGTTAAGGAAGCGTTCCGTCGCCCTCCGATTGGCGGTGTCCTGAAAAACCCGTTCCCTGGTCCAGCCAAGATTTACGCTGGCGACTTGATTGAGCACAGCCTTGGTTTCGCTGACAACAGCGGTGGCACAATCAAGATTCTCAAGAGCTACGAGGTGGCTAAGGCTACCGATGCCGCTACGGATACGGCCATCTACATCACACGCGACGGCTATCACCATATTCCGTTTGTCGGCGACAATCTCATGGTTGGTCAGAAGGACTTCAAGACAAAGAGCAAGGGTGTGCTCGTGACTGCGGTGGAGGCAACCACCGACGCGACTGCCGGCGACGTATGGAAGGTGACCCTCAGCGAGACTCTCGGCACTTTGACCGTGGGCACAGTACTGGTGGAGGCAGAGAAGGCAGGCGCAACCGTTTTGCCTATGGTTACAAACCCGAACTGCTTTGCTCCGTGCGACGTTGACATGCCATTCCACGCACTTACCGGCAGTGACAAGTTCTATGCTCCGCGCTACCTCAACGACTTCTGCCTGCTCGGCACTGACGTGGTAATGTGGAAGTCGCGCATGAGTCCGATTCCGCCGGCTGTAGAGGCGATGAACAAGAGCCGCTACGCAGAGTGGTGGTACGCAGAGAACTAATCGGAAAAACACACAACACAAAAACGAAAAGATATGCCAAAGTTTGATTTTAACAATTCCCGAAAGGCGCGTTTTTTCAGCGATCCCGAGAATACAAGATACTTGCAGAAGTTTATCGACAAGAAGGACATCTTCCATGTGAACTACGGCTGGTATCTCACGCAGGGTCGTATCGCGCCTGACCTCACGCCTACCAACCATAAGGGCGTGGCTACATTCTCAGTTGAGGCATCCGCTTTGCAGGCTGCGACACTCGCCAACCTCCGTGCTCCTCTCGCAGGCTCGTTCCAGAAGGACAAGGGCGCATTGGAAGTTTATTCTGCCACTATCCCCGACTTCATTACTGACGGCTTCAAGGAAACCGCAGAGGAGCGCAACTACCGCGAGAAGCAGTTTGAGGAGTTCGGCAACGACAGCGACCTCGTAAAGCAGTGGCGCAAAGAGACCCAGACGTTGATGGACTCTCTCGACATGACCATGAACTACATGGTTGCGAAGCTGGCTACAACCGGTGAGCTTGACTACACGGGTATCGCTCGCGGTATTCAGATTCCGCTTCACAAGGTGCCAATCCCGAAGGAGAATTTCAGAAAGTGCGGCAAACTCGAATGGGCTAACGCTGAATGTAACATCCTCGAACAGATGCGCAAGATTGAAAGCGAGTGGCGCGAGGAGTTCGGCCAGAGCCGTCTCGCCCTTGTATGGCAGATGACCTATGACACCTTCTACAACACCTTCCTTGGCAACAAGCAGATTAAGGAGCTGTACATCAACTGGTGCAAGGCTCATTATGTTGCTTACGTCGAGGATTACGGCGTGAACACCGAGATGTTCCTCAAGGCATTCGCTGACATTCAGGGAATCTCACGCATTGAGATTGTTGACGAGGAGGAGCGCAACCTCAAGTTCGACGGCTCGGTTGTCAAGGTTAAGGGCTGGAGTGACAACATTGTCGTTCTCCGTCCTGCCGGTGACGCTTTCGAGTACGAGCGCAAGCAGATTGCTGACAAGCCGATGTTTGAGAAGTACGGAAGCAACATCGTTCAGAAGGTGTTCGCACAGACAAACAAGGGTCTCGGTCTGCTCTGCAACACAACAGTCGCCAATGGTGACTACAAGGAGTGGCATACCGACCTCATGTTTGCCGCAGTCCCTGCGATGCTGGATTTCCCCTATCGTTGGATTATCGACATCACAAAGAAGGGTTAGATGATTTAACGTAACTTGAGAGAATGATTATGGCTTCGGAGAATGGTTTTCTTTCGGTGACTGACTACCTTATCAACAAGGTGAGGTTCGGTATACCCCGTGCGGCTCTGCTGTCCATCTTGGTGGACAGGGAGCTGGATGGCGGTATGGAATATCTTTCCTGCGAAAAGGATAAGGTTCGGCTGGCTTATGCCGACATGCTGAAATGGTATGTCCTTGGTGCGAGCAAGGTGAACAATACCTCTGATGCCGACAATAACTGGAGTCATACGGAGGGAGGATATGAACTGTCCTCGGCGGACATCGCTGCCTTGAAGGCGGAGGCTAACGCCATCTACGAGGAGCTGGACAAGAGTTCGGTGTTCAAGCGCAAATCGACCTTCCGTATGACTTCTCACGGCGTGAAGCGTGCGTCCCGTGACGGATGCGGGATGCCCGTTCCGCACATAATCAGATAACGCAGCATCATGGAGACAGGAATGATCAACAACCCACGCTATCCTCACAGGGTCACGATAGTGAGGCTTGTGCCCGGAAAGGGCGACGAGGACAATCCGTTCGCTGACGACGACGCTCCCGTGAACGACGAGGAGGTGGTTCTCTACGACGGTAAAGGCAGGAGCTTTACGGACACAACGACGACCGGTGACAAGAACGTGGACGAGAACAAGAGAAAGGCTTCGATACCAATGAGGTTCGACGACTGGAAGGCGGGTGGCTTTCCTCTTGACGGCGACACGATAAGAGTGAGGGTCGGGAACCATAGCGAGGAAGGCATGGTGAAGGACTGCGAGGGTGACAATAACAGGACCGTGGTGTACTGGAGTCTGAGGAGGGTGTGAAAGGCAGGGATAGCTTATGATAGGCGGCTATAGCGGCTATAGGCTATTCTGGAGGCTTGCGCCGTTTGAAGGAAGGAAAAAGGAGGAGGATTGTATGGCTGAATTGAAGTTTGGTTATGGACGAGTTGTCCACCAGGATTATTCCGACCAGTTGTTTAGGCGTTTGTTCCGAGACGTCAAGCAGTATACCGTGGAGGTTATGCTTGAGAATATGGAAAAGATGGCTTACGAGATACTTAGGACGGCTTATGCCGAGAAGGAATTTATCTCTGTTACGGGAAACCTTATAAACTCGTTCGCTGTTGGTATCTACTACAAGGGAGAGCTGAAAAGAGTGGTTGGCGCTGCGGATATGGGCATAGACCCTCCAGTCAGAGTGTCGCTCAGTCCAGGAGAAAAGCTGTCTGTTACGCGATGGTGGGACGCTGTGGAGCCATACGAGAGCAGCAAGGGCAAGATCGGGGCGTTCAAAGGAGAAATCGGTCCGGGACACGTTGACGGAAGAAAGGCGGCTATCAGGAAGCTACAGTCCACGAAACCTTGGAAGAGAGATACCTACGCCTTGATAGTTGTTGCTCCGATGGTTTATGCGGATTATGTGCAGAACAAACAAGGGCATGACGTACTGACCGCTGTAAAAGAAGTGATGCCTCAGATAACAAAAATTTGTTACGTATGATAAGCATAAAGACGCTGTACTATGACGTCGGTAATGCCGTTAAGGGTGTTTGCGACAGGGTTTATGCCCATGACCGTCCTAAGGCTGTGAGTGACAGGCCGGGCAGCTATATCGTGGTGGTATTTCCTTCTGTGATTCTTAACAATGAGATGAACAGTGAGGGGACGTTCAATGACTATACCACTACGGCTCAGATAGAGATATATGTGAGGAACAAGGTGTCGGCAAAGAATCCAGGGGCGTTTGACGTGGCTGCGGTGTCCGAGAAGGTCAGTGCGGTAATGAAAAAGTTTCCGATATCGACGAAGAACCTGACGGTGACCAGGCCGAGGGTGACCTTGCAGACTGATGACGGCGACGGGTTTGCGGTGACGATAGTGCAGGGGATGCTGAGGACGAGGTGAGAAGCTTGTGATAGGCGGGATGCTTATGATAGGCGGGGCTAGCGGCTATAGGCTGTTCTAGGGGCTGGAGCCTTACTCTGAGCCTTACTGGGCCTCTTTGAGAGGCTGCTTATTTGGCTTGTCGGCTGGATATTATGAGAATGAATGTTTTTGGGATAATTTACTATTTAAAAAAAATTAAGGATTATGGCAATGAAGAAAATTCTTGAGCTTAAAGACCGATTTGTAGGTCCTAAGTCTATCTTGTACTCAAAGAGTCTGATAGACCTGTCGAAGGGGACAATCGAGTTTACCCCGGAGTTGGAGCTTCCCGTGGAGGTGGACTCACTGAAGGCAACGATGGAAGACCCGACTGTCAATCATTATAAGGTGATCGGTCTTGGCGGCGATTGGGCGACCACCGCAGAGCTTGGTGACTTTAACGTAGAGTTGGTTGTTCCTTCCAAAGCCAAGGACTTGCTCTCTGCAATGTTCGGCGAGGACGCTGTCAGCGAAATCACCAAGTTTACCATCAAGGGTTCTGGCGATGCAGCTCTTGACGTTACAACGGGTTATACCGGTACTGCATTGGAGACAAAGAAGTTTAAGATGACCGGTACTATCTGTATCGTAGACGAGACAAAGGAGAACCTGATGGTCATCACAAACCTCTCGCTCTATGCAACTATGCAGTGGGATGAGACAGGAACCAAGCCTGTTGCATTCAAGTTCAGTGGTTCTGTTGAGGGCGCTGGTTTGAAGAGCGTTGCTTGGCTTACAAAGGCGCCTGCGGCAGCGTAGGAAGGGCTAAGGACAGGAATGGGGGCGAGGAGCAGTGGGCTGAAAGTGGCTGCTGCTCCTCGCTTTTTTTGGTGGCTGGCTGCTGTGGCTGAGCCTCGCCGAGGCTCTTGGGTGATAGGCGAGGCTAGCGGGGATAGGCTGTTCTAGGGGGCTGGCGCCTTTGTGAGAGGAGAGAGAAGGATTGTTTTTTTAAATAGGATAATGTAAGGATGTTATGGCAGACGGAAATATTGGTAGTTTGTGGTTGAGTCTTGGGATTAGGGATGCTGTGTCAAAGGAGCTGAATAGGATAGCAGACAGCATGACCGGTGTAGACGCAAAGACAAAGAAGGCGCAGGAGAGCTTGAGGAAGCTTGCCGAGGAGAATCCTGCGGGAAAGAATGTGGCTTTCCTGGACAAACTGAAGAAGGCTGTCGGTGACTCGACAAAAGAGGCTAAGGAGTTGCAGGCGGTATTTGAGGCTATACGAAATATCAGGGGAGGTTTCGGTACCTTGACGGGAGGTTTCGGAAAGAAAGAGCTTTTGGAGTATGAGTTCATATTAAGAAAGATTCACTCGTCGTTGGGAAAAATCTCTTTTGGGGGCCTGTCGGGAACAGGCGAGGGAATCTATGCCAAAATTGAAGCTGTCAAAAGCGCAATGAATGGACTCAGAAAAATAAATGCAGAGATTAATCGTCTCCATGAAACGGCTCCCAGATCGTCTCCAAAGGAGAAAGCCGAATACCACCAAACACTGAGTCCGCTTTTTGATATTAGGAGTGCGGGTGAGAATTATCTGAGAAGTGGGGATCTCAGTAAGGCTTACGCTTGGGCTAACAGTTTGGATGAACAAATAAGCAAGATAAGTAGTTCCTATGAAAAGTTCTTATCGAGCGAAAAAGATGTTGTTGAATCACTGAAGAAAGAGGAAGAGCAGAGTAAGAAAACCACCGATGCGACAAATGAGCAGACCAATGCCTTAAAGAAACAGGAGGAGCAGTTGAAGGCAACTTCTGCCGCACAGAGGGAAAAGAGTGCGGCAGAAAGCAAGGCAGCTGTGGCGCCGAAGGGACCGTCTCGCTATAAGGTGGAGGTGGATGAGATTCTTAACGCTTTTAGGGGTAAAGCGAGTGCTGTTCTCGGTGTTAAGGAGGATGGTGGCCGCAAGTACGTAGATATCCTCAACGAGGCGAATGTAGCGATTGAGAAGATAAAAGAGGCGAGAGCTGCTGCCAGGGAAGCTGCGTTGGGTAACAAGGGCGTGTACGACCCTAAAGAATTTTCGAACATCTTTCCTCATCTAAGAAAGGCACTGGATTATCTTTCTCTGTTACAGCGAATAGACATCGCTCAGAGAAAGATAGGTGAGATAAAGTCTTCGAATCCCAATGTGGACACGAGGAAGATAAAGGAAGCCACCAGGCTCGTGGAGAATTTCAGAGAAAAACTGCTCGGACTTGAGATCGACAAGAAAACAGGAGCCGACGCCGCTCATGTGCTCGGTATGTATGGCAAGACTTGGGCGATGACTCTCAAGGATGTTGACTCTATCATCGGCAGGCTCCAAAAGCCAAACCCTTTGTCTGACCTTGACAATAACTTCTCGAAGCTGGACGCACGCATAGACAGCGTGCGTGAAAAACTCGCCAAGCTGCGCGACCTTATGAACGAAGGTGCGCAAAAGGGATATAGCACTTCAATGTTCGGAGAGCGTATTTCTGGACTTGGCGGCATTGTGGCGCGAATGGAAGCGGCAATGTCAAACAAGAATGGAGAGCTGTCGAATGTCGATAAGATGAAGCAACTCTTCAGCGATATCTCTGTAGAGGTAAACAAGGCATCAACGGCAATGCAGACTTATGGCAGAGAGAAGGCAAAGGTGATGGCGGCTGAGAAGGAGCGCGATTCTATTATAAGCAAAGCCAACAGGGTGGCAGCTGCCGAGAGACAGCAAAATGAGGCACTGGCAAGAACAGAGGTTTTGCTGAGGAATATAGATACGCTCATCGGCAGAGGGACGATGCTGAAAGTGAACACCTCTGACTTGGTGAACGCCCGTCAGATGGTGGTGGAGCTTCAGCAGAAGATAGAGTCATTCTCGGGCGGCGGCTTGCTGAGCAACGGCTTCAAGGACTCGTTGTCAAACCTCAGGGAGACCAAGACTGTTGTGAACCAGCTGATGAAGGAGCAGAGCGAGGCTAACAGGAGGGAAGCAAAGAAGATAACGGATGCGACCCGTCAGCAATCTCAAGAAGCCAACAGGGTGGCAGCTGCCGAGAGACAGCGTCAGCGTGAGCTTGAGGTGACACGCGCGAGAATACAGTCTGTAGAGCGTGCTCTGCATAACTTGCAGGAGAAGCGATTCACCGCCAAGATGCTCGGTATAGACACGAGCGAAGCCAATGCCAAGATAGAGCATTTGAAGACCCAGCTGATCGGATTGAGGAACATCCAGTTAGGTCTGAGTATGGGCGACACGAGTTTTCTTGGACGTGTTGGCAATCTTGGCAATGGACGCGAGGTGCAGGCGGCAAACCAATTGTCTGGCACTTACAGCAGACTGATTGGCGAGGTGGAGAAGACGAATCGCGAGAAGGAGAAGAGCATTGAGCTGGAGCGGGCACACCAGCAGGAGGTGGCGAGGACAGCTGCTAAGGTGAGGGGGGATTTGGCGGCTGCTTTTGCTGGGGCAAATGCGGAGGCTGGTAATATGCGCGGCGTTCTTGATGATGTAAAGTCGCTGCTTTTGCAGGGCGGCATTGTCTATGGTGCGAAGCAGTTCTTTGACTCTGTGGTGAAGACCGGCGGTGAGATTGCTCAGCAGCACATCGCCTTGCGTTCTATCTTGGGAGATGCGGCGAAAGCTGACGAGCTGTTCGAGCAGACACAGCAACTGGCACTCCGTTCTCCCTTCAAGTTCGGCGAGCTTAACCGAGACGTGAAGCAGTTGGCAGCGTTCGGTGTGGAGGCGGACGACCTCTATAATACAGCGAAGCGCCTTGCTGATATCGCTTCAGGACTGGGTGTCAGCTTCGAGCGCCTTGGTCTTGCCTACGGACAGGTGAAGGCCCGTTCATGGCTTGACGGCAAGGAGCTTAGACAGTTTGCCTATGCAGGTCTTCCGCTCCTTGCACGCATTACCGAGCTTTACAACAGTGAGGGTAAGAACAACCGTAAGGACTATACCGAGCGTGACGTCAAGGAGATGATAAGCAAGCGTCAGGTGAGCTTTGAGGACGTTCAGAAGGTGCTGTGGAAGATGACCGACGAGGGCGGTCAGTTCTACAATATGCAGCTCGTTCTGAGCGAGACTCTCCTCGGACGATGGAACAAGCTGATAGACGCTTGGGAGATAATGCTCAGCAAGTTTGCTGACGGCAAGAACGTCGTCGGCGGCGTCTTCATGTTCTTCATAGACCGCGCCACCGACCTTGTGCTGGCTATGGACAAGCTGACACCCGCGATGCTCTCGTTTATGAGCGTGTTCGCCTTGAAGAAGCTCACTGGTTTTGCGTCTCTGAATCCTCTGGAAAAGAATCTTGGCGACAAGACAAGGCTGCAACTTCGTTCTTACGCCATCGAACAGCAACAGCTGGTGCTCGAAGGCAAGATAACGCAGCAGATAGCGACTCAGAATGTGCAGAAGAGAGCATATATGCTTGCAGATGCCAGCTCCCGTTCTGCTGCCATGAGCCGTCTTGCCCTTGAGGGTAAGATGTCCGTGGTTCAGATGCAGAAAGCCGTGAAGGAAGGTCTTGTGTCGAAGGAGCTTGTAAGACAGCTTGCCATCATGGGCCAGATAACCGCCCGACAGGAGCAGATAATCCTCAATGGCGGCAGGACGGCAGCTGTAATGAACATGGCCGGCACGAAGCTGAAGAGTGGCTTCAGCAGCTTATTCAACCTTATCGGCGGCTGGTGGGGTCTTGCCATCGGCGGCATCGTGCAGATAGCGTCAAGCATCTACGGCGAGCTGAGCGCCATCGAGGAGAAGACGAAGAGCCTGCAAGACCCGAACTCGGACTGGATGAAGGGCTACTATGATGTTCTCGACGCAAAGAAGGCTTCGAACGACGCGGAGCTGAGAAAGCAGATAGAGCAGATGAAGAAGGTGCTCGAAAGCAGCAATGCCTATACGAAGACCATAGACGAGCAGATAAAGAAGGCGAAAGACCTCAACGAACAATATGAGATACTGCGCAAGGGCGTGGAAGGAGCCAAGAACATGGCTTCGGGTGATGCCGAGGTTATCGCAAATGCCCTTGGCGCGACTGGCGGCTGGACCGGCGCAGGCAATCCTTTCAACGACTCCCTTGAGAAGAACCTTCAGGACATGAAGGAGTCGTCAGACGCTTACCAACGCCAGCTTTCCGCCTTGGACTCACGCACGCGAGCCAAGATGGAGAGCGTGGCCAACTCCCTGCTGAAGCCTGCTGATGCGAGCAAGACCCTTGAAGAGAAGATCCGCATCCTCTCAGAAGAGGGCGGCAGAAAATGGGGTACGTTCCAAGCAAGGATGATAAAATGGAACAAGAGCATCGGCTTCTCCATCTACAGGATCGGCAAGAGAGCAGGAGACGTGACTTCGGACATAAACCAGATAGCCGAGGATGATGTTCCGCGAATAATCAAGTCAATGCAGAAAGACTTCGGTCTTTATGGCAAGGACTTCAAGCGCTGGTGCAAGGAGAACCCAGCCCGCTTCAAGAACATGCTCCTTCAGATAATGAGCGAGGCAGACTGGCTCATACCCCAGATAAGAAAGAAGCTTGAAGAACTTACAGACTTCAAGTTCGACTCTGGCAAGAAGCCTAATCAGGTGACCGGCAAGACCTCGATGCAGCAGAGGGTGTACGAGAACTTAGGGCTTGACCAAAGAAAGTATGACCTTGTGTCGAGCTTCATCGAGGAAGGCTCATGGTATAAGACCAAGAACAATGCCCAGACAGCCCTGCAAGACCTCGCTGACGAGGTGCGCTCAAGAGAACGAGGCGGCGCTACAAAAGCCGAGATAGCCAAGGCAAGGAAAGACTACAATGATATGTGGAATGCCGTAGCCCAAGGCTTCGGCTACAGATTCATCCCTGAGGACAAGAAGAGCAACAAGGTGCCGAAGGGCAAGGGTGACAAGGAAGATAAGGAGCTGAAGGCTTGGGAGGAGCGTCTTAATGCGTTTAAGTCTGCCCGTCAGATGTATCAGAAGTATAAGGGACTTCCCAACTGGGGAGCCAAGAAGGCTGACGATATGGTCAGAGGGCTGTTCCCGGAGGTGGGCGACCTTAGCTTCGACAAATATTTAGAGAGCTTAGAGAAGTTAGAGAAGGCGCTGAAGGCTACCACCACGGAGAGAAAGAAAGCCATTACTGCGCTGCATAGGGAGAGAAGCGAATGGAAATACTCCGAGATGCTGAAGCCCGAGGCAGACCGACTGGCTGCTGACTTTGCTGAGATATTAGAGAGAGGCATCCGCCAGGCAGACCTCCATAAGGCACTGATGGAGAAGACCGGCGACGAGAACTTCGCCTCGCTTGCCTTCAGAGACGGCATGATGTGGGACGACCAGACCCGCGGTATGGCCCAGATGTTCGAGGAGATGACCGGCAGGAAGATAGACGGCCTGCTGGACGCTACCGACGCCACAGCCAAGAAGGCATTGGAGGACAACACCGACGCCTATAACCTATGGAAGAAGATAACCGACCTCGTCAGAAACAACTATACGGGTTACCTCGAGAAAGCCGCTGACGCCATCAAGGAGACGGCGACTTGGGAGGAGAAGCTGATTGCCGTGGACGCGAAGTGGGACGAGCGCATAAAGCAGGCTGACAGACGCGGTGACACCTCCACCGCCGAGCGTTTCCGTCAGATGCGTGACAAGGAGAAAGGACAGGTAATGGACGCTCAGTTCAAGCAGAGCCAGGACTACCTGAACTTCTTCGGTGCGATAACGGAGATGGGCGAAGTGAAGGCGCGTGAAGTGGCGGCAGAGATACGTCAGTATCTTAACACAGCCCTGAGAGACGGCAGCATCGACGCAAGAGAGTATGCAAAACAGATACAGCAGATAGACGAGCAGCTGCGCAAGCTGAGCGAGCGCAGAAAGGGCTTCTTCAACGGCGGCATCGTCGGCATAGCCGAGCGTAAGACAGAAGAAGGTAACGCGAAGATATCAATGGGCGCGACCAGTGTGGCGGCTGGCGAGGAGAAGATCCGTGAGGGCAGGATAAAGGGTGACATCGGCCTTGTAGCGGAAGGGCTGAAGCTCAAGATGACCGGTGAAGACCTTATCAGAACCGGCAAGAAGCTGGTAGGAGAAGGCATGACGCTGAAGAAGCGCTTCGAGAACATCGGCAGCGCCCTCGGCGAGATAGCCAATATCGCCAACGGCATAAGCGACGCCTTCAACCAAGTCAAGGACATGGCAGACGCTCTCGGCATAGACACCGAGAGTGACGGATGGCAGGACGCACAGGCAGCGATGTCGTCGCTAACCTCTATCACTGGCGGCATCTCGAAAACCTTCAACGCCGTGAAGAACCTTGACATCGGCGGCACGGTGAGCGGTGTGGCAAGCATCATAACGGGACCGATAACCGCCTTCGCCAAGGCCCATGACGCTAAGAAGGAGCGTCAGATAAAGCTGGCAGAGCGCGAGCTGAAAGCCCTCGAAAACATGCAGACCACCATCAAGAACGCCATCGAGGACAGCTTGGGCGGCATCTATAACTACCGTATGGACGCGAAGACGACGGCGAAGATGAACAAAATAGTCAGCAACTACGAGACGGGCGAGAAGAGCAACGTTATGCGCCTCTACGGCATCAATCCGAGCGCCTACAGCAAAGACACGTACGAGGCTGCACAGAAGAGCCTTGCTGACCCGACGAACGCCTATCAGGCAGAGCTGACGGGGCTGATGGCACAGCGAGACCAGCTACAGCGTCAGCGTGCCAACGAGGACGCCAAGAAGAAGACGGACAAGGACAAGCTGGCCGACTACGACCAACAGATAGAGGAGATGGAACGCTCGATAAAGAACGCCGCGAAGAACTTCCTCAAGGAGCTGTACGGTGTGGACATGAAGAGCTGGGCAAGCCAACTGACAGACGCTGTGGTGAGCGCCTGGGAGAAGGGCGAGGACGCCATCGACGCCTACAAGAAAAAGGCTAAGGAAATGGTGAAGGACCTCACGAAGAACATCATCTCGCAGAAGATAATGGAGCAGGCCCTTCAGAAGCCCCTCGACTTCCTGACACAGCAGATAGAGAAGAAGGGCAGGCTAGACGAGTATGACGTGACACAGCTCGCCTCCGACCTCTACTCAGCCGGTGAGAACAGCGTGGCGAACATCACCGCCGTCCTTGAAGAGCTGAAGCGCAGAGGCTGGGACTTCTCCGAGAGCGGCAGTTCATCGGCCACGAACACCATAAAGGGTGTGACGGAAGAGACCGCCGACCTCCTTGCCGCCTATCTGAACGCCATCCGCCTGGATGTGAGCGTGAACCGCGAGAATATCAAGGCAATAGCCACGAACGTGTCGCTCCTCCCTGCGATGAGCGAGATACAGAAGAGCCAGCTTGCAGCCATGAACCAACTCGTGACGCTCGCCCAGGTGCGTAATGACCGCATAGACGAGATAGTGACTTGGACCCGCAAGGTAAGCAACGGCTCATCAAAGATTTACGTGAAATAAGAAAGGAAACCACATGAAAGAAAGACAGTTATCCGACAAGATGAAGGCAGAGGCTATTGGACTGGGCCTCTGCCAGCAGTGGACAAACGAATGGGAGGACAACACCTCGAAGGACGAGATGGTGAGAAAGTTCGTGCGCGGCATAGACTTCTGCATCGACCATGACTGGCCCGACGTGAAGACCATAAAGCACCAGTTCGGCGACGTGATACACAACCACGGCGTATGGGCGGACGAGAACGTCAGCGTGACGAACGCCCCGATGACCATCCTCAACGGAGAATGCGTATGCGATGCGACGTTCGACGGTACGGGGGCGGGCGAGGTGTACGTCCGCCACGGAAGCGTGCTCAGAGTGAAGGCGACCGGCTACGCACGGGTGTTCGTGACGCTGAGGGACGCGGGAGAGGTGTATGCCGAGACGGAAGGCCATGCCAAGGTGTTCGTATACAGATACGGCGGCGATGTGAGGCTGGCGGCAGGCGACGTGACGGTACGTGAGAAGAAGAAAGAATAAAAAAAATATCGGATATTGCATAAATATTCACGTAGTAGTGTATATTTATGCAATATTTTTACTAATTTTGGGACTAAAAGAGAGCAGTATGCAATATTATAAAGTGTTGATGCAAAGAGAGACGGCAGGAGCTGCCGTAACGGACACCATTTCGGCGTTCGGCATGTACTGCATGGACATTCCCTTCATGATGGCGACCAAGGCAAAAGAGCCTTCGAAGCGCGAATGGAAGGACGAGGACGGCGACGACGAATACATACCCGCCGAAGGTCTGAAGATGAGCGCCTATGAGATGAGCGTGAAGTTCGGCATGAAGGGTGACAAGGACACAGCGAACAAGAACCTGAAAGCCTTCCTCGACTATCTGCGCGGCGGCACGATGAAGCTGTATTGCGACTACACAAAGATAGGCAGGCAGAACGTGCGCTTTGTGAGCATCGGCGAAGACGCTACGCTTGTAAGAGACGCCAACGGCGACTTGCTGATAACAAAGATAACATTCAAGGTGAACGATCCTGTCACCGACATAACCCTTACGATATGAAAGAGCGTATACGAGTGTACCATAAAGACGGAAGTCTTCTGAACGACATGGAAGGCAATGCCGTGGAGCTTAGCGCCGTGGAGATGACGGACGGCTGGATGGAGGACTGCTTCGTGCAGACCACCATCGAAAGCGCGTACCCCATAAACTTCTCCATCGGCGACTACATCGTATACCGTGGCGAGCGCTATGAGCTGAACTACGACCCCGGCAAGGCGAAGACAGCAAGAGCAGGCAGTGACAGAGGCGCTTTCAGATACGAGAACGTGAAGCTGAACGCCTTGCAGGACGAGCTTGTGAGAGCGCAGTTCTTAGACGTGGTATTGGGAATGGAGAACACGGAAGAGCAGACGATACCCTACACAGCCCTTCCAAAATTCGGCTTCTACGTGCAGACCGTTGACGACCTCCTGGACCGCATACAGGCGAATATGGACGAGCAGATGGGCGCAGGACTCTGGGCGCTGTACTCACGAAACAAGGAGCGCAGCCTGCAACGAGGCTGTGACGGAGCCGTATGGGAGGAGATGTACGGCAAGGGTACCACTGAGACCATCATAGACTCCGCCGCTCTGACCATCGACAACCAGAACTGCTGGAACGCCCTCGCGTTAGTGAACTCGAAATGGGACATCAACTTCGTGGTGAGAGGACGCAATGTCTTCGTGGACACGACGGGACTGGAGGTTCCGTACGAATTTGTCTACGGCAAGCGCAGGGGTCTGTACGAGATAACACAGACCGCTGATGACAGCCAAGCCGTGACCACCCGTCTGCGTGCCTACGGAAGCGAGAAGAACCTTCCGACACATTACTACGCCAATCTGTGCGTGGATGTGTTCGGAGAGACATCGAAGATAAGTCATCTTGCCTCCTCGACGAACACCGTCCTGCATGTGACCATCCCGAGCCTTAGCTGGGCAGCAGCGGGCAGCTACTTCACGTCAGTGAGAGACGGATCGACAGCGGAGAGCAGAGAATATAACGTGACGGTAAAGTCGGGCGACATAGAAGGCAGAGGCTATGCCGTGTCGTCAGCACGAAAAGAGGGCGAGGGGACAGTCACGATAATCCTGAACTCGTCAAACGACGAGTACGGAATGACGGTAAAGAACGTGGAGGACTTCTACACCGCAGTGATGAAAGAAAGAAAGGTGTACTTCCTTCAAGGCGTGAACAAGCAGAGCTTCCCCTCGAAGAACATGATCGCCAATACGGACCAGATGCCGTCCCACATGGCAGTGACAAGGCTGATGCTGCCGGGCTTCCCCAAGATGTCCGTAAAGGAATGGTGGGACACGCAGGCTACCGAGGAAGAGAAGGCTTGGATAAACCCGAGCGGCAAGGAGCACCTTCTTTCCGAGCTGAAGAACCGTCCCTACGTGGACTCTGTGAACATCAAGGAGCTTGGCGTGAGAAACGGCAGCGTGATGTTCGATACGGAGAACAAGAAGGAAGGCATCATCGAGATATATCCGACCATCGAAGAGATGGTCGTTGACGGACAGCGCATAGACGAGATAAACAGCGGTTCCGACATCAAGGACAACGGCATCTTCAAGGACGGACAGACCGTACCGCCCTTCTCGATGACGCTTTCCCCGAAGATAAACTTCGACATAAACATGCTGAAGAAGGAGGACTTCACAATCAGCATGAAGGACGGCAAGTGTGGCGGCAGAGAGTTTAAGGTGAACGGATCAGTGAAGGAGAACGGCGTATGGAAGCTGACCCTTGACCGTGTGAAGGACGACGCCTTAGAGCTGTACTTCCCGAACAAAGACTTCCAGATAGAAAGCGGAGACCACTTCGTGCTGACCGGCATAGAAATGCCCGACTCTTACGTGGAGGCGGCATCGGCAAAACTCCTGAAATACGCCCTCGCATGGCTGGACAAGAACGACTATACGCGATACGTGTTCGAGCCGAAGGTGGACGAGATATTCATGGCATATCAGCATGACAAGGCGAAGGCAGACACCACCGGCAAGACGGCGAGCCTTTACGAAACCCTCAAGGCAGGCGGTCTGCTGCACTTCAGCGACGCGGACCTGAAGCTGGACAAGAGCGGCGTCATAGAGAGACTCGTCATCCGTGAGGAGCTTGGCAGCATCCCCACCTACGATGTGACCATCAAGGAAGACAAGGACGTGGGAACGCTGCAAAAGATGCAGGACGCCATAGACACGGTCACGATGAGCGTGAAGTCGGGTCTCTCGTCGGCACAGATAGAAGGTCTGATACGCAGCAGGGGAGCGAAATACTTCCTCTCAAAGACAGATCCTGACACTGCACAGGACGTTATCCGCTTCCTTCGCGGTCTTACCGTTGGAAGGACTGGGGACGGATATGGCGTGACGGGTGAGGGAGCTGCCACGCTGAGCAGCTGTGTGGTGGAGAGCGTACGCAACGCTGAGGCTACCGACGAGGACCGAACCATCGTGGGCGGCAAGGGCTTTGACCTCTATATGGGTAAGGACGGCAAGAGCCACCTCTACATTGACTACCTGACGACAAGGACGAAATTCTTCGCTGCGAGTGCGGAGGTGAGAAAGGTGAGCTATTCGGGCGGCACTACGCTCTTCTCAAACGCTGGCAGCACGATAATGAAGGTGGCTCACGTACTGGATGATGCAGGAGTGGGTATCGGCTACAAATGCTATGCTGCTGCTGATGACGGCACGACACGAACGGCTAACTGGTGGCATGTGGGCATGATGGCACTGTGCCAGACCTTTAATGTGAAGGCTGGTGAGACGGAGAACCTTCAGAACCGCTACTACTGGCGCCTTGTGGTGGGCACGGGACAGGAGACGTTAGAGGACGGCAAGCTGTATGACTACGTGATACTGTCAAACAAGAGGACGTTCATGGGCAGCGAGGCTTGCGTGCCGGTGACATCGCAAAAGGTGATAGGCGCTGACGGCAAGGCGTTAGTGTTCGGCGACGTGATGATACAGGTGACCACAACGGGCGAGAAGCAGAGCTTAGCGGCGGTGTTCGAGGAGCAGGAGGGCAAGACTACTGACGACGGCAACAACGTCATAGCAAACCGCATGTTCTTCGGCTACGAGCCAGCCGCGGACGGAGGAGAGCCTGACGTGCCGCAGCCCTTCGACGTGATAGTACAGGCGGGAGATCAGATACAGTGGAACCGCTTCGGCAACCTTATAAAGCTGACGACCTCGACGGAGGACGGAAGCGACAACGGAAACGCGCCCGCCATTGCGATGTATCATGCGATGGGCGCGCCTTACAAGGCGGGGGACACGGTGAATCCGTACCAATGGAAAACGCTGACCTCATTAGATTCCCCTCTCCTTGTGCTCAAGAATGCCAAAAACTTCAAGTTCTTCACCGATGACGACCCCGACAATATCATCGACCCTGTGACGGTGACTTACGACCTTGTGCCGTCTTCGGACTACATCATCCGCAAGCCGAACTCGCAGACGGCGACGCCGAACGACATTACCTTCACGCTTCGCAAGCGCACGGGCAACGTGACTGAGGACATGAAGGACGGATATTTGCTGACGGCGGACTACACTACCACGGACGGCGCAAGCAAGAGCGGCGTGGCGATAAACCGCCTGTCCGACATTGGCGTGAGCTTCTACCTCCTCGCTTCTGTGACGGTACGGGCAACGGTCAAGGCAGACAACACCACCGTGACTCTGACACTTCCGATTCTTTCCGACGGCGCGAAAGGCGACACGGGCACAAGCTTTAAGGTGCTCGGCTATGCGCTTGCCCATGCAAAGAACTATGCTGACCTTCAGAAGATAACGCCCACCGAGAACGGCCTTTATCTCGTTGACGATACTACGGGCATGGAAGGTGGTAGCAAGCGTCCCTGCGTGGTGCAGTGGAAGAACGGCAAGTATATCGTATGTGACTCAAACGACGGCGACTCGTATAAGATAGGCGAAATACTCTGGACAAATACTGGTACCTACTGGCTTGACATCGGCAGCGTGAAGGGCGAGGGTGTGGTGATATCGGACATGAGCGTGACGTATGCCATCTCTGACAGCGCTACGGTGACACCTACGGAATGGCAGTCGGCCATTATCGCCGCCACCGACGCGAAGCCCTATCTCTGGACAAGGACAACGGTGACCTACAAGGATTCGGAGGGGGAGCATACGACGGTATCATACGCCATAGCCTACAAGGGCAAGGACGGCGACAAGGGAGACCCCGGAGCAAACGGCAAGGATGCGGTGGAGTTTATCGTCAAGAACGCTCCTCTTGTGTTCGACACAGACGAGAACGGCGTGGTATCGGCAAGTGTCAGCAAGACTGCCACCATACAACTGATGCGCTCCGGTAAGAACATCACATCGGAGGTGAGCAATCTTTTCCCAAGCAACAGCAACATGGGATGCGGAAAACCGACGCTGACAAAGCAGGAGGACGGCATAGACGTGACGATATCGGGGGCGTCGATAAACAAGGACAGCACGCTCGGAGTGAGCGTGACGAGCGGATATGTGATAGTGTATATGGCTGTCGGGAGTACGCTGTATTCACAGCAGATTCCGTTCCTTGTCAATGTGGCGAAGTTTACGGGTACGATATCGGCTGACAATAAACAGCTGCGGTCGGACTATACTGAGGTCAGCAACCGCGTTGGACAGGTGGAGACGGACGTTAACGGCATACCTATCAAGACGCAGGACGAACTGACGAAATACACATCGACCATTGAGCAGACAGCTCGCGGAATCTCGCTCAAGGTGGCGCAGGAAACGGTAAATACCTACCGCAACTGCATCGTAGGTTCGGCATTGAGGGAGTATGACACCATAACACCCATCAACGATACGAAAAAGGTGACAATAATGCCGGGTGGCGTGGGAGGCACGAACTACGCTCAATGCCGGTCTATAGGAGCTACGACAACTACTTGGACGGGCTTGTACTTTAAGGATGTCCGTGTGAACCCGGAAACAACATATACCTTTAGCATCTGGGTGAGGATGACAGCGAAGCCTGACAACGGCTGCTATGTGTCTCTCAAGACATACAACAACTTTGTGGCAGGTAATGAGCTGGCACGAATAGTCTTCCCCGACACGCAGACGCTGAACGTATGGACACTGTACAAGGTGACACTGAACGTCCCTGCCGGAACGCTGAGACTGATAATCGAGGCAGCCGTCAGAACCAACGGCGGCATAGACCTTTGCCGGCCTATGCTTGAAGAAGGCGAGGAATATCAAGGCTGGAGTCTGTCTCCCAACGACGTGACGGTGGAGGAAGCTGTGCAAGCGACTGGCATCGACATAAAGAACGGCGTTATCGAGGCTACGGCTAACAACTTCATCGTCAAGGACAATGCCGGAAACGAGACGGCGAGGATAACAGATGACGGATTCTTTACTGGTTCGGTATATGCGACCAATGGCTACTTCGACGGACTTGTCCGCAACCAGAAGCGTATCATTACGAAGGATAACTTTCTGGAATATTTTGAGAAGGACACTTATTCCGGCATAGACGATGCGTATAAACCTATATGGGACAGGATTGGCTCGAATTTCGTCATACGGTCGACTCCCATTGCGAGTGACGGTGAGGAAATGTATCTGCAATGTGTGCTGCCGACGGCGTTTTCTCTCGCAAATCCATACACTGACGGACGTTACGAAAGGGCGCGTGAGGTGATAGGCAATACCATCATCGTCCGCTGCGAAAACGAGCAGGGCATCGTGCTCTACGGAACGTCAAGAACGACTCCGAGCAATGGCGATGCAATTAGCGCTCCATACATACTCAAGAACGGCTACATAGCATATCTGACATGCAAAGTAAAGAACGTGGGCAGTAACTTGGAAGAGACCGAGTATGAGATGATCTATTGGGAGAGAGTAGTAAGAAAGGCGCTGCCATAGGAAGGGAGGATGGGAAGACGGGCCTCACTGGGCCTTTCTGGGCCTCTTTAAGAAGATGGCAAATAATAAATAATAAACAATAAATAATAAGCTGGAAAATGAAGAAGATTGTTAGAGGCAATGATTTTACGCTGAGGATTCCGGTGCGGAAGATGGTGAACGGGGAGAGCTTCGCTTTTCCCCTGCCAGGCTGTACGGACGTGGCGGTGAACGTAGTCAACAGCTATCGCCGCATATCGCTTGCCTACACCATCGACGTGAAGGAGGACAATGTGCTGAACGCACGTGTGGAGGGTGACCAGCTTGCGTGCGGCGTTTATGCCATTGAAGTGAAGGGCAAGCTGTTCGGCAATGATTGGCGCTCGAACGAATACGAGCAGTTCGGCATCGTGGACAACAACGGTGCAGGCGACACGGCATTCAGACCGCAGGAAGGTGAGGATTCGGTGGAGATGGACACGGCTATGGTGGTGCTGGCTCCTGAAGCTGACCTTTCGGGACTTATCACTGATGTGGGCGAAACGCTGAAACGTGCAGAAAACACCATTACTGACGTTGAGCAGCGCACGGAGAAGGCGTTGGGTGATGTGGCTACGGCTGTGACTAATGCAAATAATGCAGCCGAGAATGCTAATACTCAGGCAGAAAGAGCGAAGGCGCAAGCAGACCATCCTAACAAGGTGGGCGAGGACGGGTATTGGTACAGATGGGATGAGGAAACTAACGAGTATATACGTACTGACAGCTATAGCCGGGGAACCATAGACTTCCCTACTTTCGATGTTAATGAGGATGCAGAGCTGGAGGTTAATATCACTGACGGGTCGGACAAGCGCTTTGAACTCAACGATGAAGGGGAGCTTCTGATAAATCTGAACAACAACATTTAAAAAACAAGAGCATTATGAACGAAAAGATAAATTTAGGAAGGGTGGGTTTTGTGCCGAAGGGTGCTTACAACCCTGATACCACCTATAAGAGGCTGGCTGTCGTAACCTACAAGAACTGTACCTATGCAAGCCGAAAGGATGGCAATGTAGGACATGAGCCTGTCGGTGACGACGAATGGTGGCAGCGCATCGTGGACGGTCAGACGGCTTACGACGGAGCGGTAAAGGCTGACAAGGCGGCTGACAGAGCCAATGCCAGTGCAGATGAAGCAGACCGCATCAACAATGAGGTGCAGACAGCCGAGGATGTCCGTATCAAGGCAGAAGACGTGCGTACTGAGAACGAAAAGACACGTGTCAGCAACGAAAGCAGACGCATCGAAGCCGAGAACGTACGCATGGAATCTGAAACGACCCGTTCGGACAATGAGCGCCAGCGCAGTCTGAACGAGAAGCAGAGGGTAAGCGACGAGGAGTCGAGAAAGACAGCCGAGAGCACCCGCAACACCAATGAGGCTGACAGGGTGAGAAATGAGGACGGAAGGACGGGAGCAGAGAATGTCCGCGTCTTGCATGAGACAGTGAGAGTGGGTGCAGAGAACGACCGTATCGCAGCCGAGACTTTGCGCTTGTCTGCCGAGGACGGACGCAAAGTCGCTGAGATAAAACGTGAACAGGCAGCTACAGAGAACAAGGCGGCGACGGACAAGGCTGTAAAAGATTGCCAGCAGGCTGTGAAGGACGCACAGGTAAGCGTGAGATATGAAGCTGATACTTACTCAATCGTGATAACAACCGGAAAGGAGGAGTAAGGGCTTATGGCAGACAACAACATGATAAACGTAGTGGCGCTGACGGAGGCTGCCGAGCTGAAGGACGGTGACACGCTGCTGCTTATCCGTGATGACGGGAAAGGAGGCAAGACGTGCTTCCGCATCGAGGGACGGTCGTTCCACGGCAAGAGCGCGTATGAGGTGGCGAAGGAAAACGGCTATGAGGGTACGGAGGAAGACTGGAAGAGTCAAACCAAGAAAGTGGCTGACTTTGACGTGAGCTTTGACCCTACGGACGGCTGTCTGGTGATAACTAAATGAAAAAAGCAACAATAAAAAAACAGAACAGATTATGGCAAAGACAGAAACAAGGGTGAAGGTGGTATTCACCAAGGCCGGCGAGGCGTACAGCGCTACGCAAGCCTATCGTCTACATGACTACATCGTGCTTAACGGCGTGACTATCTACGCTTGCAAGAAGGTGGACCCGGCAACGATGACGTGCGTGGGCCATCCGCTGACGGACACGGCGTATTGGGACAAGTTCATGGACATTGCTGACTTTAAGGCGGCTGCTGAAAAAGCTACGGCTTCCGCCAACGCTGCTGCAAAGAGCGCTACGGACGCAGCAGGAGCGGCAAACACGGCGAAGACGAACGCTGACAAGGCAACTGAGGCTGCGAACACTGCCGCATCCGCAGCTAACACAGCAAAGACAAATGCGGACACGGCTACTGGCAAGGCAAACGCAGCTGCTGCGGGAGCAGAGAAGGTGAACGCCACCATCACAACCGATAACGTGCTGAAGGTGACGGACAGAACAGGTGCGGAGACATCGCTGTCGCTTGCCGAGAACGCCGCGACTGTGAAGAAGCTGACGGAGCTGGAAGAAACTGACGCTACACACGCAGCACGCCTCTCTTCCCTGGAACAGGCAGTGGGCGATATGGGCGGAACGGTGGACAGCTACTACATAGGCAGTCAGGACACAACAAAGGCTTCTCCCGACATCATCGAGGCGAGTACCAACACTGGCAAGCAGATGCTCCAAGACATGTATCGCCCCTTCCTCATCAATCACGATGAAGCTAAGGAAGGCGTGGAGGTGATGCCCGCCGACGAGCTGAAGCGCAACAACTGGCTGCGCTTCGCAGACAACAGCTTCGCTCCCGCCGTCGGCATCACTGAGGAGATGAAGGCCGAGTGCGACGTGGAGCTTTATCTCGATGCCGAGCATACTCAGAAGTATTGCGATGCCGGCGCGTTTGACGCTGAACGCTTCTACAACCAGTACGGCATGACGCAGAAACTATATAATGCGGAAGGCAATGCGGTGCGCATCCTGCGCCCTTGGGAGACGACATCCAAACAGTACAGCATCAAGGTGGGTGACCCTTCGGTGAACTATCTCCTCGACGACTATCCCGCATCGGAACCAGACACACTCTACCGCGGCATCCTCAAGAGCTACCGCGAATATAAGGGTATGAAGCCTCGCAAGCTCGATCCTACGCTCATATCTCCCTGCTGCGATACAAGCATCAAGGATACTGACGGCAAGGTGAAGTTTCGTTCGTTCTTCTACCTTTATAACCCTGGGGACACGAACACGCGGGGATCAGTTGGTGATAACGGAGGCACGATGTTTATGGAGCAGGGCGCTTACCCACGTGTGAATGATGTGAATCAGGTAAGCAGCATGGACTATGCCCGAAACAACAACTTCGACAAGACGAAGACATATCCGTTTGCGGAAATCGGACATCATGCCTATAACACCTTCGTATGTGCCCATGAACTGCTTTACGACACGAACTATATCAACGACCCCGATAATCTCTTTTCGTCCGGCACGTCAAGTAATGACAACTGTGGCAATGAGGCCGCTTGGCAGAAATACGGAGGCGTGCGCATCAAGATGGGTGATGGAGAATGGAAGTATCTTAATTGGAACGCAATTCCAAACTGGATATACAAAGACGCGAATGGCAATCCTATAGGTACGCACCTTTCGGCATGGATAAACAGAGAATACCCGAAATGGCGGGAGAACGAGGCCCAGATGGCTCTGTCGTTCGCAGCAGAGACGGGTGTGGCCGAGAACACGGAGTTTGACTTCTACGGCAAGGCGTACTGGTATGTCACACCTCCCAAGGCAAAGGGTGTCGTTGACGGATATATGAACGCCCGTGTGTACTGTAAGAAAACCGACACGTGGCAGGGCTTTGACGCTAACGGCATTCCACAAACCTATACAATCGAGGCGATTCTGAGACAGGGTGTCATGGACGGAGTGAGCACAGCGGGCGACATCTTCCATTATCGCGGAGGTGGCATGGAGTACGTGTCTGAGACACTTGTAACACAAGATGTAAGCCGAGCCGATTATCCGACCGACATATACATTGAGACCGACCCGAAAAAATGGCATTCAGAACGAGCTGAGACCAAACCGAATAAAGGTAGATTCGGTTTTGAGGACAGTTACGAACTTGTTGCCCATCATGAGAAGACGAATCAAGGCTACGTGATGAAGCGTTATGGATACACTCAGTTCGGTCAACTGTTTGGTGGTAGCAGAAACACTTTTGTCACGTCGTATAATGAGCAGAACAACTACTTTTCTAACACAATAGGAGACAGAACGCGCCGTAGTCTGCGCTTCGGCGGCCATGCGTACTGGTGGAATGCTTGCGCTGCGCGTTCGTTCTATGCGAATTTTGGAGCGTCTGCTGCTTCTCGCCTCTATGGCGGTTCGGCTCAATGCCTTTTCAGCAAGCGCAGCACCGCTGCAAGCGGAAGAAAGACGGTGCAACCGTCTGCCTAAGCAGCGAACAAGCAGCAAAAGCATATTATCCCGTCTGTCCGCAAGGGCAGACGGGCGCAAATAGAATCATAAAATCCTCACGCTTCGTGACAAGTCGTACATCGGGATGCGTCCTCTGAAATGCGAGAGTGGGGTTGCAAGAATGTTGACAACACATAGTCTGCGCTTCGGCGGCAATGCGAACTGGTGGAATACTTGCGCTGCGCGTTCGTTCAATGCGAATAATGGAGCGTCTAATGCTTATCGCAACAATGGCGGTTCGGCTCAAGCCAAAAATGATTAATCTTAATATACACATATATAACATACCGAATACGTGTTGTCATCATGCCCAGGAGTGGCGAATTAACACACAAGACGAAGCGTCGTTGCCAGTTGTCAGTTGTACGGCATCGGGTGTCGGCGTGGAGCAGTGGCGCAGAGTGTCACTGCTGGCTCAAAAGGCTTGAAAATAACAAACATGACATATAAAGAAAAAGATGTTACGTGGCAAGAGGTGGAACAGGCGGCACATGATGCCGTAAGAGACCACCTCAACAAGGCGACGGTGACGGAGTTCTGCCGAGAATGGGAGGAAAACGTCACGCTCGTCTTCGCCATGATTCAAGATGACACATACGTTGAGCATATATCGTACCGCCAACTTGTGAAGAGGAACAAGAACGGCAAGGTGCGGCATATAGACTCTCCTACTCTCGTGACTCGCATACTTCAGTATGTGTTTATAAACAGGGCGAATGCACTCTATGAAGCCCTTGACAACAAGGCTGCTCTGAACTGCAAGACGGGGTGTGGTCTGAACTCGAAGACACTGCGCCTCTCGGTGCGCCATCGCGTGAAACATCTCTTTTACGACCAGAGGGACGTGAACTACATCGCCCTTGCTGACCAGCGCCACTGCTACGAACACGTCAGGACAAAGACGTTCCGCAGGGCAATGGAGGAGATGGGCGTGAGAGGGTGGCTCGTCGATTATGCCTGCAATGTGACGATGGTGGACGGCAGACTTCCCATCGGCACTCCGGTAAGCCCGCTTGCACACCACATCATCATGCTCGGCTTCGACCTTGCGATGTCGGCCAGCTATCCGTTCTACGTGCGCTATGCAGACAACATCCTCATAGGCACGAACAGCAAGCAGGAGGCTCACGCAGCATTGTGGAGGGTGAAGCAGAGATGGTGGTACGGCATGGGCATAAGGGCGAACCGCTGGGACAGCCGTGTACTGCCGATACGCGGTGAGGCAGTGGACTTCTGCGGTACGGTGTATCATCGCACGGAAGGCAAGAGCCATGCCGACCACGGTAAGGGCTTTGCCACCGTCCGCAAGAGTACGGCAGAGTCTGCCAAGGCAGCGACTCCACAGAACTGGCCATGCTACTTCGGACAGCTTAAGGGAGCAGACACGTTTAACTTGATAAACTCAATACAGGAGAAAAACATGAAATTATCAGATTTGACGAGCAAGGTGCGCATCGACAGAAAGATGGATGCGAAACAGGTATTCCCGAAGGACATGGTGGGCGTGGTGATGGACGTTCTGGACTACGAGATACGCCAGAACACACGTGGGGAGAACAACTGGATAAAACTGCTGATGTGTATGGACGAGATCGGCCAGGACGGAATGCCGACCGGCAAGAAGGTGGTGCGTGAGATGCACGGCGACCTTTCCGGACTGTACCGGTATCTGAGTCTGTGCGAGAAGGCATTCGGCGGCAAGCGTGCGATACTGCCTATCGAGGAGGCGGAGATAGAGAATTCCTGCGGCTACATCTTCAAGGGATCGACTAACATGATGATGTATCTTGAGGACTACGTGGCGCAGATGGAAGCGTCCGAGGGTGTAATGAACGTAGCGCAGCCTGTCGTTCCGGCAGCGACTGCATAAGGACAACCATTAAAAAAAATGATATGATAGCAAAAAATTACATTGAGCTGCCTACCGAAGGTTTAGTACGAGGCAGCATGCTCGACGAGGGCAATGCGGTGACAGTGTATCTTGACATCCGTGATGAGGAGCGTCCTTCGATGTCGGGAAATCCGGAGTCGGGCGTATCGGAGACAGAGAGAGTGAAGGTGGGCTATGCCGTGCGCTGTCTGAAGCCTTTTACGGAAGACAGGACGGTCAACGCTGCCGTGCAGACTGCTTACGGTCTGCGTGACGAAGCCGACCTCTCACGCTTTAATGCTGATATGTCGGTAAAGATTGCTGAAGGCAGCGATGACGAGGAGGTGGCGGAGTATAAGAGCTTCGTGAAGTGGGTGCGCCTGGAATATGCCAAGGCAATGGGCACGATGGATAATCTCGCTACTGCCAAGGCGCAGATGGAAGCTGAGATTGACCGCTACGACTCTTCTTCCGCAGTCAACTCCTTCCTCCTCAACGGTATGGAGGTATGGCTTGACAAGGCCACGCGTGTAGGTCTGATGAACTCCACCTCAATTGCCAAGGCGATGGGGCAGACGAAGACCACGCTCTGGCTGGGTGGCTATCAGTTGGAGGTGGACTGCGATAGGGCTATTCAGCTGCTCTCGGCATTGGAAATGTACGCCCTGGAGTGCTTCAACGTGACAGCTGCTCATAAGAAGGCGGTGAGTGAGCTTACGAGCATTGAGGATGTGCTGGCTTACGACTATAAGACTGGCTATCCCGAACAGCTGAAGATGGAGGTGTAGGCGTATGATGTATCTATGCTTAATGCTCTTTACCGGGCTTCTGCTTGCCGTTGTCGGTATCTCAATAGACTACGGCAAGCCTACGATGATAAGTGAGATATACTACACTGCCAAGGAGCGAGGATGGAGTCTGCCCTGCTGGAGCGTGCCGGTGCTGCTCGTCGTGATGGGCGGGATGTGTCTGCCCGTGATGCTCAACATCGGAGGCTTTGAGTTTGCTGCTTTCCTTACTTGTGCCGGACTGATGTTTGTGGGTGCTGCTCCAGCTTACCTTGACGGCGACGAGCGCATCATCCACAAGACGGCTGCCATCATATCAGCCGTGGCAAGCGTAGCGTGGGGACTGTCCGTGATGCCGTTAATTGTGCTGACGGCTGCCTTTGCCGCTGCAATAGCCGTGGTAAATGACAGACGATGCTGGCTATTGTGGTGCGAGCTATGTGCGCTTGCTTCTGTGATGGCGATTATCGTGACGAAAACCCTTACGGCATGAAAGAACTATTGAGAATGAACAAGCGTGACCTTATAGGCTGCGCTTGTTGGTTCGCCGTAGGAGCTGTGGCAGGGCTGTGGGCTTTGCCGGTGATGATGGCGAGAGAGATATGGCAATGGAAGCGCTACAAGCTGGAGAGGCTGGAATGGTGGGACTTGGTGAGATATGGGGCTGTGATAGGACTGGGAAGCTGGCTGGCTGCTTAATGGGCGCAAATAAGAAACAATAACTGACAAATAACAAATAAGAAGATGACACCTAAGGAATTTTGTAAATGGATGGCTCCTGCGGCTTATAATGCGGACATTTCGCCCGTGTTTATCATTGCTCAGGCGGCACTGGAGAGCGGATGGGGCAAGAGCACCATCGGCAAGTATAATGTATTTGGTATAACGAGAGGTGGATGGCCTGTGGAGAAATGCCTGCTTGTCACTACGCATGAGTACTTCAAAACGAAGACGGTGAGGTTTACGGCTCCGGAGAAGGTGGTGAAAATAGAACATGTGGCTGGCAAGGGTCTGTATAAGTATACTTGCAAGCGGCTGTTCAGAAACTATGCTACTCTGGGCGAGGCTCTGAGAGATCATGCCGCTGTGCTGAAGAAATCGTGGCCTGAAGCATGGGCGTACCGTATGAGTCCTGAGAACTACGTGAAGAAGATACAGGTGGGAAGGAAGAAGTATGCGACGGCTCCGAACTACGTGGAGACGATGGAGAGGATGTTCGGGACGGTGAGAAAGGCTATGAAGGAGGCTGGACTGAGCTGCTAAGCTTCTTGGCTTTTAGGAAGGATTATTCTTTTGTTTGGGATTTTTTGTTAATGTAAAAAAGATTGAAAGGATGGTTAATAACTTGACTACGGGGACGGGTAAGGCCGTTGTGATAGGGACGATGGGAGGAGAGGCGCTTTCGGCTCTCTTCGACCTGAGGTGGATGTTGGTGCTGATAGTGGTGCTGATAGTGGCGGACTTCTGGTTCGGCGTGAGCGAGAGTCTGCATAAACATGAGCATTTCCGCTTTTCGAGAGCGGGCAGAAGAACGTGTAACAAGGCGGTGGACTATATCACGTATCTGATATTAGGTTCGGTGCTCGGTCTGGCTATCTTCGAGCCGTTGGGATGGACGAATCATGTGGTGACGGCGGCGGTAGGACTTGGCTTTGGGTGTGTATGGGAGGTGGACTCTATCGTCGGGCATGTGTGTGAGCTGCACGGCGTGAAGAACAGATTCTCGATAAAGCGCTTCATTATAGCGCTGATGAAGAAGAAAGACGAGGACATCGGCGAGGCTGTGGAGGAGGCGATGAAAAAAGAGTGAAGGAAGATAAAGTTTTTAAGGAGAAACGGTTATGATGGACGAATTATATAGTAAATTTGTAGGAGCACTGTGGGGGATGCTGCTCTGCCTGATGGTCAGTATGCTGGCCGGCTGCGGTGCGAAGAAGCCCGCGGTGCTGACAAGAACGGACAGCGTGAGAGTGACGAAGGTGGCGAAGGACACTGTGTACTGGGACCGCATAGTGCTGAGATACGTGGAGAGGACGAAGACGGACAAGACGTGGAGCAGGGACTCGACGGCTACGACCGTGGACGAAGACGGAAACGTGAAGAAGACTGAGGCTTGGCACTGGAGGGACAGATACGTGGAGAACTCGCTGAACACGCTAATGAAGGACAGCTTAGAGACGTACAAGGCGATGGTGGACTCGATGGCGAACATTGGCAGAAAAAACAATGACGTGCCTGTGCCGGTGGAGAGAAAGCTGAGCTGGTGGGAAAGGAACATAGAAAAGCCCATCGCGTCCTGCATCGCTGTCATAATAATAGGCGCTGTGGTTCTGCTGACTCTCAGATATGCGAGAGGAAGGCTGAAGAGCAGCGGGAAGAAAGAATAAAAAAAAGGAAATTGTTTGGATTATTAGATATGGTTAATGGCTTTAGTTATTAGTTTTTTTAATTTAAGGTTAATAGATTTGTTTCAGGTAAGCCTTGCCCGTCCGTAGAGGATAGGTAAGGCTTTAATTTCCAAATTGTAATAATAAACCTTTTTACATAACACTTTGCTACTTAAATCAAGTATGTATTAACTATTTGAAAAATTAACAGTTAAATTAACTGCATTCTGATAATTTTTGCTATATTTGCACAATATCAGATTTTAGACTAAACGATTATGACAGAAGAAAAGAAAAAGGCACTCCTTTCTGTTTTAGACGGAATGGACGTGAGCGAGGTTATCTCGCTGTTAATAATGAGTGGTAACAGCTATTCAAGAAGATTGTTGAAATTCATCAAGTGGACAACTAAATGGCTACCTATATGTATAATGGTGTGGCATAGTTTTGCCATGTTGGATTTCTCAAAGAATCCGAGAGAAATGTTTATCGTGCATTCCGAACACTGGCCAAGCTACGCATTTATATATGTGTTACTGTATGTATTACCACTTGTGCTCATACTGTTCAGTAGATTCTTCTGGCTGTGTTGGGTATACAGGATTCCGTTCTTTTATTACTTCGGGGTAAATGCTATACATCTCACTTATTGGTCTTGGTATACCACTAAAGAAATGGTAATGTCATGTATGTCTGTAATAGTAATGACAGGAGTATTTTACTTGTACTGGGTAATAGATTGGTTCTTAACAAGAACAAGAATAGGTAAAAGGATTTTCTTCTAAAGCAAAATGGCTATGAAAAGAAAAGTATTCAACTATTACACCTTGGCTCTCATTCTGAAATCTCTGTATGAGAGCTGTATGAAGGCATGGGAACAACAGAAGAACGGCGAGAAGGTAACAGCTTGCGGGATGAGCGATGAAGACATCGAAACGCTCTGCCAGGACATACTTCCGAATATGTTAAACCCCATGATGAGCGCAGAGGAAGTAAAGGACAGATTGGGCGTGAGCGACGCAACATTAAACAGGATGGTCAAGCGCGGGGACATACCAAACGGAGAATGCAAGAAGCGCGGGCACACACGATACTGGAAGAAGTGGGACATTCTGTGGTTCATAAGAAAGAAGAGAAGCAAGTGATAGTACCTACTATCACTTTAAGTATCTGACTATCAGTATAATACAAAATCTTTGAGCGTGTTATGGCTTTATTGGTCGTAACACGCTAATTTTGTGCCTGTAACGTTACAGAATAGTGTTAGTTAATATTGAGGATTTAAAAAGATTGTATTATGGAGATGACAGATGCAAAAGTAGTAGAGAAGAAAATCTACGAAGAGGGGAAGAAGCACGGTGAGTATGCTTCTAAGGCAACAGGTAATGCTGGTCTTACCCTTGGTATCATCGGCACGGCACTCGGCGCTGGTGCTTGGTTGCTTGGCGGTA